AGATCTTATCTTGAGCCATTAAAGGAAAATCTTCCTAATATGCCAACATTTCAAGAGAGTATAGGAAGAGTAGTAAGAATAAATGATGGGAATGATTCTAATATTGAACAAACTTTAGTTAGAGAATCAACACAAAAATATCCTATGAAATTTTACAATACAAGTATTCCAAGAGATTTAGATTGTTTTGATGCTCCAATTGTTCTTACTATAAACCCTGGTAGTATGACCGATAAAGATTGGCACAAAGTTAGAAAACCCATACCAAAAACTTTAATGTTTGTAAGAATAAGAACAAACATGTGGAATTTAGAAAGTGTAGTTAGACCAGCAATTGAATATTATAGCCACAATGGGGTTCCAGTTGTTTTAACATTTATGGCTTATTACGATACACCAGTTCCAGAGGAATACCAAAAATATTATATTTTCCGAACAAGAACTCTTAATGAATATTGGGTAATAAAAACTGAAGAATGGAAAAAAATCATGGATAAATACTGGAGAAATGATATGGTATATTCATGCTCTAAAATTGAAGGAGAAAATGCAAGCAGAGCATGCGCAAGATGTGGTAATTGTATTAGAGAATATTTTGTAACAATGGAGAGAATGAGAAATGACTAAGATTGTATTCGACTTTGATGAAATAAAAGATTTCATAGATGGTGTAGAAGAAGAGCACGTTGGAAGGTGTAATGAGAGGTATTATACAAGATATAGATTAACAGATGACGGAGAAATAGAGTATGAGAATTATGCTTATAGAATGATTATAGATGAAGGATGGAAAAAGGAAGGAATAAAAGGTGAAATTATAAATGAGTTACACACAAAAGATTGAAAAAGAAATTATGCCACCAGATAAGAAAATAAAATATAAACCAAAGATTTATTTTGCTCATCCGTTTGATAAATGGCAAACACCAAGAGAAGATCAAATTGAAAAGATACTTGAAAGTCGGGGGTACATAGTTGTAAATCCATTTAAGGAAGAGGACAAACTAAACGAAAAATATGGAGTTAATAACTATTACGAGAATCCAACATATAACTTTGCAAAAGATATTGTTGACAAAGATTACCAAATGGTAAGTGATTGTGATGAATATTTTGGATGGTTTCCAAAAGATGTCACAATGATCGGTACTCCAATTGAATTAGTTTGGGCACATGATCTTGGTAAAAAAATAACAGTACTCTGTTATAAACCACAGCCTTTCTTATGGATGATGGCAGATGTATTTTATATAAGATATAGAAATTTTAGGGATGACATTAAATTCTACGAAAAAGAAGTTTAAGGAATTGTTTGGAGAAACAGTAGAGCCATACAATAATTCAATTGTAGAGGCGGTGTCAGCAAATAGTGTAATAGCATTGGTAAACGAGGGATTTTTAAATCGTTTCCAATCTGGGAAATTTACAAAATATGTAATAAACAAAATACCAAAAAAGGAAAAACAATTTCAGGTCGTTAAATTTAATAACCTTTATTTTGATTTTGATATAATAAGAAAAATAATTGATAATTTTCTTGGAAGTATTATAGAAGTTGCCGTTTGCTCAACAAAAGGTGTTAATTCATTGGCTTTTAAAGTGGGTGAATATGCAATAGTTATGGGTGAAAAAAGAGAAGATAGACCTGAAACATTAACAAAGTATGAAATTAATTATAATTGGAATGATATATTTAATGAACAAAAAACATTCGCAAGTGATATGATATTATGAAATGTCCGCATTGTGGAGAAACAATAAAGCTCTGTTATGATTGTAAATATTATGGTAGTTATGACATGGGAGCTTCTGAATATTGTAGTAATAAAGAGAGAAGAAAAAAACATCCAAAAGGACTGTATGATTTTTTTAGTCCAAGATATGATGGAGAGGATTGTGAGTATTTTGAAGAAGACAGTTATTAGAGCAAGAGAATTTGATGAAGATTTTAGCGAAGAAACTGTTTATCATGGAAGATTGAGAAGATGTATTTATCTTGGAAGGGGAAGATGGCTTTATTGGACTGGATGTTACTATTGGTGATTTAAATGAAAATAATAATAATTTTTGATGATGAAAAAGAAGAGAAAGAAGAAATTTTAGAATGGGCTAAAGATCCAGATGTAAATGATGGGGTGTATTAAATGAATGTGATAATAACAAGTGAAATGAGGGTTGGAAGTAGATGGATTCACTATCTATTAAAGGACTTATTAAATATGATGGTGAGTCCGGAATTAGATGTATCGCAATTACAAAATTGTAATTCATTAGTTAGAGAAAGATTTAAAGAGAAAAGAATAGTAAAATTTCATCACGCAACTCAAAATCAGATTTTTAAAAATATAAAACCATTGGATTATATAGTTATTGGAATAGTAAGAGAACCAAGGGACAGAGTTACATCTTGGACATTCCATCAAAGATATAAACCACCAGGTCAAGGATTAAAAGAGATAAAAAAAGCAAAAAGTGATAAAGAAGCAGTAAGAGTAGCTTTTAATAATGAATCAGCAAAAGAGGCAAATGAAAGACAATTCATATTAATGGAAGAAGGATTCAGTACTAAAAAAATACACACACAAGATAATCCCTTTTATGTATGGACTTGTTATGAATGGTTAATAGAAAACGCTAATCAAGAAATCTACACAATAGCTAAATTAATAAAACCTAATGTAAAAAAATCTGATATTGCTCGTGCTATTTTACTAAATTCATTTAAGAAAAAATCCGGAAGAAGCAGAGGAATGGAAAATAGAAGAGATGAATGGAGAAGAAAAGGAATAATTGGAGATTATGTTAATTGGTTTGATGATGACATGATTGAGGAAAGTGAAGATATTGTAAAGAGATATAATGAAATAATAAAAAAAGAGGAAGGTTAATGCCAGAAGTAGTTGGAGACAGATTTTATAAAAAATTACCATATATCTCAAAGAGTTCAATTAAAACTCATTCTTATTTTTGTCCTTATTTGTTTTATAATAATATGATTTTAAAAGAAAAAAAAGGAGAAATGGGAAAAAGAGCAGATGTTGGTACCGACACACATTTAATATTTTCTGAATTTTGGAAGAAAGTTGATTGTGATTATATATATAATGAACTTGAAATTGATACAAATATTGAACTAGAGAACAATCCAATTACATATTATTTTTATGGGATTTGTATGAAATTAACACCAGATTACGATAGAGATGTTGACGTTCTCCAAAGAATATTCTGGAAGTTTGCGCAATTACATGCGGCAAGGTTTCTTTATTTCTACAAATTGTTTAATGGAAACAGATTTAAAGTGTGGAAATATTTTTATCCTATTAAAATTGAAGATTTTTTTATAACAGATGATTATGAAATTTATGGTACAATAGACACATCTTTCAAAGATTGTGATAAAAATTTAAATGAATCAGTCTATGTGCCAGATTATAAAACTGGAAAAGTTCCAGTTTCTGTTTTAAGAGGCCCTAAAAATATAGCAGACGAAACATCTGTTCAATTACCACCTAAGTTTATGTTCGAAGTTCATTTTTATGGTTTGTTATATTTATTAGAAAAACACTGGGATTTTAATGACGAAAGAGTTAATAGATTTGTTTTATATGATGAATACAGAGATAAAGATGGTAATTGGAAAACATTTGGTTTAGGAATAACAAAAGAAGAACAAGAAATTATTAATAAGAAAAAGTATAAATATCTTACAAAATTAAAATTGAAATTAAAAAGATGGAATCCGGTAACAAAAAGACACGATGAACTTAAAAAAGGAGACATAATATTAGGAATAATTTTTCTTACTGGAGATCCAAAGATTCAACATCCAGTTGTAGCAAAAAAGAAATTTAATTATACATCTTTAAAAACTGTGTTGGTAAGAATAAATACTTTAAGACAAATATACTTCCATCGAAACGATGACGAGTTTTATTTAATAAAGGAAATGAAAACGAGACCAGAATATAATGAATATCGCTGTAAAGTATGTAGCCGAAATGAAAAATGTTTAAAAGAAATTGAAGAAGATTTTAAGAGGGGATTGTAATGGGGCCATTGATGCCTGGGTTTTATAGACCTCAACCCAAGACCGTGATGTGTCCTTTTTGTTATGAAAGGAATTATTACAGAGGAGATAAGAATTACATGTTTTGTACTTATTGTGGTTCTAAATTAATAAAAGGAGAAGATTTTAAATGAAAAAACAAGAAATTATAGATCCTATTCGCACGGAAACTGATGAACTAAAAGACGCATTGGAATTTGTTATAAATGATTATAGATTTTTAGTTTTAACATTAAATAAAGTAAAACCATTGCCAAAAATGATTATGGATATATTAGAAGACCATAAAGCAATGGCTAAAAGATGGGGATTAAAAATAAAAACAAGTGAATAAAGTGTGTTTATTGAAACTGGAGCAAGTAATCGAATTCCCTATAGGAAAATGTTTACTTCACAAGAAGAAGCAATACAAGATTTCAATAAATATAAGGCATTTACGAATGTCTATCACTCTATCTATTGGTTCACAGAGAAAGAGGAAAAATTTGATAGAACAGGAAAATTCAAAAGATGGGGGCCAGATTACAACACTGCGGTCATTAATAGAATTAGTCTCGACCTTGACTCTTACAAAACAACACGTTTTGATGAGAAAGTTGAAGAAATTTATACGGACGAAGGAATTGAATCAATAAGAAAATTCGCAGATTGGTGTGAAAAAAACAATTATATGAGACAATATATTTTTAGTGGTGGCGGGTTTTATGGAATTATTAAGGCAGAAGGTCATCCTCTTAAATTGAGAGACGGTATGTTAAATCTTGGAATTAAAGCTGATTTAGATATAGATCCTGCAACTGTAGGTGATACTAGTAGAATGATGAGAGTATTAAATTCTTTTAATTTTGGAGAACATAGGAAATGTTATTGTATTCCATTGAGAGAAGAAGAATTAAGTTTATCTTATTATAAGATACATGATTTAGCAGAACATCCAAGATTTAGGTTAAAATTTATTTATGGAGAAGAAAGTTTCAAATTAAACAATTTTAAAATTGATAAAAATAAAATAAATAAGAAAAAGTTATTTGTTCAATTAAAAGAAAATCAAGATGCTAATATAATTTTAGAAAAATATGGTTGGAAATTAGAAGAATTATGTGAACCAATAAAACATATTTTGAGTAAAGATTATGTTGGTCATTATTTAAGATATGAATTAATAAAATACTTCAAAAGTGTTATTAAAATGGAATTAAACGACCTAGTTAATCTAATCTTTTGTTTATTAAAAGAAGAAGGAATACATTCTCTTACTGAAGGGCAAGCAAGACACACTTTTGAAAATAATAGAATATTTAATCCAAAAAAATTAAAAGCAATGGGGTTGTGTCCTCCAAATTGCCACAAGTGTCAGAGGATAGCGAATCTCCTTTAAATTGGGAGGAGCTAACCAAAAGAGCAAAACAGTTAAGAGCATTAGGTTATTCAGTAGAGATAGAACAATGGGAAAACGAAACAAAAGAACAAGTAATTATTATTATAACACGAGATAAAACAAGAAGAAGAGGAAAAGATTTATATGGATAAAAAGATATATGTTATAAAAATTGAGTGCCTAGATCATGACTTAATGTTTCACATGTCATTTACGGACAAAGAGGCACATAAAGCAAAAGTATCAATAGGAACAATAGAAATGACAACAAAAGAAAAAGATTTGACCCATTATATTGATTCAAGATACTTAACTATTAAAGATTTACATAAATTGGCGTATTTAGAATGAATTATAAAGATTTATATAGGTTTGGGGAAAACGAAGCATTTATGACAATAGAAAGACTTCCAGCAAATCGAAAGGAATGTGTTAATTGTTATTATCTAAAAAGAGAAATTTTTATCGGAGAAAGTATTTTGTATAATTGTTCACATGTTGGACAAAATCCAGGGTCAGATGAATGCCCAACTAAAAAGAAAGGTGTTAATAGTGATCGTAATAGATAGTGGAGAACCAGAACATGTTTTTGAAGCATTCGACGAAAAAGGAATACCATATATAAAAGCAGAAATTAGATTTTATTTTTGTGAAAATTGTGGAAAAGTATATACAGCAAATCCAGAAATATGTGATGAATGTGGAGAAACAAGAATCACATCTGAAAGAGTAGGAGATTTTACAAATACAAACAGAACTTTCTTAGTAGAAAGAAAAACTCCAGCAGATTTTGTTTCATCTATGTTAGATAAATCTCTTCATTCACAAGCGGCAAGAATGGCTAAATATTTTGCTGGTTGGAAATTTGTATTTTTAGAAGGATTTATTTCAGTAATGGTTGACGATCCACATAATACAAATATATCAAATTGGATTCGTTCAATGAGAGTCACATTAAGACAATATGATGTTTGTATGTGGCAGATGGATGATATTTATATGTTGATATATGAATTAAGAAGACTTGATGAAAAGTGTGGAGAAACTCCTCAAATCCATGAAAAGATAGATGATAAGTATTCTGGATGGTCTAATGCTAAAAAAATAGTGTGTAAATTAATAGACGTATCAGATAAGAAAGCAGATATATTATTAGAAAAATTTAAAACTCCTTGGAATATTTTTCAAGCTATAGGGAAATCCGATATTTTGTATACAAAAAGCGGTAAACCTAAGTTAGATGTAGATAGCCCTTTTTATAATTTAAAAGGATTTGGGGTTAAATTTGTATTAAAAAATAGAGAATTGTTGTTGTTGCCGGATGGGAAAACCATATAAATGTCCAGTTTGTGAAGGAAGGGGAACAGTTCCAGCAGGTTTTTATAACCAAAGTCGTTATATGTATACCTATGAACCTGATGTAACTTGTAAAAGTTGTTTTGGTAGAGGAATAGTTTATGGTACCGATAATTGGTATTGAAGATGTAAGAACTTACATTGCTGAACAATGTCTTGATTTTATAAGACATTCAAAAGGAAACCTTATCTATAACACCTTTACTGGAAGTGGAAAAACAACTACCATATTAAAAACTATATATGAATCAGAAGATGGATTTACATGGATGTATTTTGCTCCTTATCACAAAGTAATTGAGGAAAACATAGAATTGTCAAAAGTAATTGACTTTCATAATTTTGTTCATTTAGAATCCAGAGAAAAATTATGTTTATCAAAGGAGTATAGACAATTGGCAAAGGAAAAAATAAATATAACTCCTTTTTGTGAAAACTTTTGTACATTAAAAGATACAAGATGTCCTTATTATGAAAACTTAAGAATAATAAGAGAAATGCCAACTTGTTTAGCCGCAGTTCATGCCCATATACCAACATTAATGCAAACACTTTTTTATGAAAAATGGAAAGGAAGATGTTTATTTAACTATTATGACATAATTGTAATAGATGAATTTCCTTCTAATACAATTTATAACCAAATAGGAATAAATAAAAAGAATATTGATTATGCAAGAGATATATTAGAATTAACAGATATAAACACAAAAGAATCACATCTCCTTATGTTAATAATGGATGAATTGAGTTTAGCAACTGGTAGTATTAGCATAAACTATTCTAAAATATTTTCAATGATATCAACTTACAAAGGATTAAACTTCGATTCGTTTAGGGAACAATATGACGCAAAAATCTTAGAATTAATTACTAAGAAAAGAATTAGGTCTCCACCAGAAGATATAATTCATTTCTTAATTGAAATTTATAAAAGAAGACCAGACCCAAATGAACTAGTTTGGATGATTTGTAAAACAGAAAGCTCACAATGGCTAAAAGGAAGTATTTATTTAACTATTTCAAATTTACCATACTTTCAAAAATTACCTATAAAAGTTATTGCGCTTGATGGAACTGCTGACATTGACGCTTGGAAATCAATTTTAGGAAACAATTGTGAGTCAATAACATACGATATTAGATATAAAAATACATATCAACTATTAGGAGCAAGAAACCCAACAAGTACTCTGGTTAGGAAAAATGATTTCACTCCATCTGGTATTAAAATGTTGGAAATGTTAAAAACTATTTGTAATTATAAAAAAGGAAATGTTTTAATTTGCGCATCTAAAAGAATCCAAACCATCCTTTCAAAATATTTAAAGAAAAATAAAGTTAAAAATTATACTTTTGCAACATTCTACAATTTAAGAAGCCGAAACTCTTACTTCGAAGATTGTGATACTTGTGTTATATTCCATGAACCAAACATTCCACCATTTCAAGTGGAAATAATTAAAAATGTTTTAGGATGGGAAGAAGATTTAATAAGAAAAATAAACAGGGAAGATGAAATTAAACAAGGAATTGGAAGAATTAGACAGAATATTCCAACCACACCTATAGGAAGAAAAAGAGAAAAAAGAGAAATATTCATATTTTCATCCACTGGTTACAAAAGATTAGTTCCAGAGGCAAGATATATGCTATATGATGATATGTTAGGTTTTGCTAGGGGAGGCAAAAAAAGACTTTTTTTAGATAAATTAAAAAAAACAATTAAAGATAATTCTCCAGTCTCAAAAACACGAATAAAAGAATCACTTGGATTATCAAGACAAACTGTTGATCACATCATTAATATTTTAGAAGAAGATGGAGTAATAGAAGTCAAATGGGGAAATATAAAATGGATTGGAGAAATAGAAGATGAAGAAGAATTTTTAATAAAAATGGGTAGAAGAAAATGATTTGTAAAGATATTTGTACAAAAACAAACTTTTTAATAGCAAGAGGATATGAAAGAATTGTTAGCGGAGCAAGAGGAGATTACATTGAAATGACAAAAGATCAGATAATTCTTAGTAGATTAGTAGTTCCATTAGACAAAGAGTGGAGAATCACAGATCCTGATGTATATTACATAGAATTTAGAACTAAAGACGAGAGTTATACAAAAGTGTATTTTCAAAAGAATACAGTAAAGTATGCAGATTATAAAATTGGATATTATTATATTTCAGTTGAAGATGTAATTATGGAGTGATAAAAATGGTTCTTGAAACTTACCAAGATTTACCGGACGCAACAGACAAAGAAGTAATGGATTTTTTAAGAGAAGAGATTTACTTTATTATGGAAAAGGCAAATATGAAAAAAAGAATATTTGTTGCGGCTATGAATACAATTTTAAATGAAGTAGAGAAAAGATTAAGAAGAAATGGCGGAGGAATATTCACTAGTTAATATGCCAGAAATAAGCGAAAATGAATGGAAAGAATACATGGCATTGAAAAGAAAAGAAGAAATAAGACAAAAGGAAATAGATGAATTAATTAAAAAAGGATTACCAAAAATTAAGAAGTGGAGAAAAGATTTAAACACAACAAGAGGAATGGCTTCTACATTTGCTAATATATTATTAAGAGAATATGAAAGGAGAGGTAAGCCAGAAACATTTGTTTTAGATAGGTGGAAAACAGTTCAAGAATATCTTCCGCCTAAACTTGTTGTTAGAAATAAACATAGATTTGATTTACAAAATCATTTTAGAATGTTATTAAGAAAATATGGATGGAGTGTAAGAATAAACCATAAACTAGGTTTATTTGAAGTTACTAAAATTTTTTAAATATGATATTTAAATACTTTAAAAACACTATATAAATAAGAAAAATGTCAATAAATAGAAATAAAGAACAAATTGTTGTAGTTTCGCAAGATCCAAAAACTGTTTTTTCCTATGGACTACAAGTAAGTGAATTGATAAAAGGAATGCCACAATATCATTTCAATGTTATAAGCAATCAATATTTATACGGAAGACCATTTATAAGTTCCATTGCAGATGAAAATGGAAAAATTGTTAGTCAATATACAACATGGGCTCATGAAGGAGAAGAGGCAAGGTGCACAACAACTCTTAAAAAAGTTATAAACCACACAGATCCAGTTTGTGTATTTTCTATGGGAGATATTCATCACAATTCTAATATCCCACTTGGAAAGTCACTACAAACTCCTTGGGTTTCTTGGTTTCCGTGGGATAACCATGATGTTCCAGCAATGTTAAGAGCAAGACATTTTATAGAGTCTCCAGATGTTAAAGTAACAATGTGCGACTTTTCCTATAATTTGTTAAAAAATCATGGTTTGGAAGTTGATGAAATGATATACAATATTATTAACACAAATGTATTCAAGCCATTAAAATCGGAACAAAGCAGAACAGTGTTAGAAAAACTTAATCCAAAGATAAAAGATAAAAAAATTCTTTTATTTGTTGGAAGACCATCATGGAGAAAAAATATAGAATTTCTATTAGGAGCACTTAAAGATATTCTCAATGTAAGAAAAGATGTAATGTTATATTTACATGTTGATTTTAATGATTGGGGTGTATTAGAAAGACCTAATATTAAAAAACTAATTCATGCGTTAAAATTAAAAGATAATATATTATATACAGAAGAGAATAGATGGACAACTGGAATAGATTCAAAGTTTCTTAATAGGCTTTATAATTTAATAGATTTGTATGTCACTCCTCATGGAGGAGAAGGATTTGGATTACCAATATGTGAAGCTATGGCATGTGGGAAGCCATTTGTTGCAACTAATTGTACATCAATGCCGGAATTTGCTGATGGTGATAAAAGAGGTTTATTAGCAAAAGTTGCGACAAATAAGAGAGAAAGAGGAGTTTATCGCCCTTGGGTTGATATGGATGATTTCGTTGAAAAGGTTTTGTATTTATTAGAAAATGATGATGTAAGAAAGAAAATGGGAAAAAGGGGAACATATTGGGTTAGAAGAAATTGTTCTCATAAAAAAGTCATTCCAAAATGGGAAGATGTTTTCAAGAAATTGTCTGTTCCATTATGTAGAATAGATGAACGTGTTTCAATATTAGAATGGAGTGACAGATATATACCAAGAACAGTTGATGAAAAATGATTGATATAGAATGGTTAAACAATTTTGGCCCTAATGGATATGGAATTTGTGGAAGAATGTATGTAGAAATATTACATAATATGGGATACAAAGTAAAGATTATACCATATCCTTTTATGGATGAAAATGATGTATTATTTCCACTAACAAAAACGGAAACAAAAGATCCATTAAAAGTAACACATGCGGTACCAACTATTCCAGCGGAATGTTTTTACACTGTGACAGAAGTTAAAAAACCACCTGATTTTATGTCATACCATTTACAAAACGCAAAAATGATAATGACTCAATCAAGGTTTTGCAAAAAATCATTTAGTAGAGTAACTAGTAAGGAAAAAATACATGTTATAAACTTTCCGTTCCTTAGAGGATTATACACACCAGATGGCCCAAAACTTAAATTAAATATAGATGATGAATATACATTCAAATTTTTCACTGTTGCTAGGGTAGACGTAAGAAAAAACCTAGTGCCAATGATGAACGCGTTCAAAGAAGAATTTCACGGAGATCATGATGTTTGTCTAATAATGAAAATGGGAAGTGATAGATATTGTATTCCTAAAATGTTCTATGATAATAATTTACCAAAGAATATATTTTGGTTGAGAGATTTTGTTCCCGATGTGTCAATGCTTTATAGAACTATGAATGCCTATGTAACAACGGATTGTGGGGAAGGATGGGGAGCACCTACAACTGAAGCAATGCTTTGTGGATTACCTACAATAGCTCCTCGTCACAGCGGTCATTTGGATTATATGAATGAAGATAACTCTTATTTAATAGATGTTGGAGATTGGGAATTCATAGGGGATAGACGAGATAACTTATATCCAGATATTCTTCCACCACAATTACAATGGAAAGCCCCAGTTTATGAAGACATAAAAAAGAAAATGAGAGAATGTTACGAACATTTTAAGGATATGACAAGAAAAGAAGTGTTAGAAGATCAAATGATTAAAAATTCTTTAGCAGTTCAAGAAATTGTTAGTGAAGATTTTGTTGGCAAACAATTGAAAAACGCACTAGATTGGTATGAAAATGAGTACGGATAAAAATTGGTATGAAACAAATGGAAATGTATTTGAAGATTTAAAAGCATTAAAAGAAAACTATATGGACGATGTGAATAATGGTAAATTTCCCATCAGTCCAGAATTATATAATTATTTAATGGGTGAAGATTATGACAAGGCAAAAAATTACTTTATCAAAATTGCAAATAAAAGACGCCATGGAAAATGGAGGAAAAACCTTCAAAGAGCAAGCAGATTATTTAGGCGTTTGCGAAGACGTATATAGAAGAGAAAGAAATTTGTTAGAATTAAATGAAAAACATACAGAAGAAATGAAGTGTCTTACAGAAAGAGACCCAAAATTAGAAATTAATAAAAGACTTGATATAGAAAGTTTAAAGAAAAATTGTAAAAAAGTTTACGACAGATCGAGGAAAACTATAGGATATAATGAAATAACAGTGGATCTTGGAGATGATGATGTTGGTGTTAAATTGGATTGCGACTGGCATATAGGAAACGAAATGACTGATTTAGTACAATGGTCAGAAGACATAGAATTTACAATTAAAACCCCTAGATTATTTACAGTTTTAAATGGAGATTATACTGATAACTTAGATGCTATAAGCAAAGGATATGAATCCATTATTACAGTTCCAGAAGCTAAGCAAAAAGTTGCGAATGCAGTAACAATGATGGGAGATAAAATATTGGGTGTTATTCAAGGATGTCATGATGAATGGTTTTTTCAACAGGATTCATGGGATATTTCTCAATATTTAGCAGATCATTCTAAAGGATATTGGTTAGGATTTAGAGGAATTATAAACATTATATTAGGCGAACAAACATATAGGATATACGTTAGACATAAGTATAGAAGACATTCAACAGATAATTTATGTTGGGGAATGTTGTATAAATTCAGAAAACTTAAAGACCCAGTTGACATAATGATGAGTGGTCATCATCACGTACTTGATGTTAGAACTTCTTATGAACGAGGACAAAAGGTTTATATGTTAAGAGGAGCGTCTTATAAACCATTTGATAGATTTACGGAACATAAAGATATAGAACCAACTCCTGCATTAATGCCAGCAGTTTTACTCAGATCTGATAAACATTTAATAGTTCCTTTTGCTGACTTTAGGGATATAGAGGGTTATTTATAACTACTTTTTTTATTTTTTTTTAATTTTGAAAATCTACTTTATAAAAGAAAAAAACATTATAACAGTATGATTTATGAAATTGGAAAAATGCGGAGAGAAGAAGTTCTTGAATTTAAACAATTAATCACGAGATATAAGAACTTCGATAAGTTGGATATATTGATTGATTTGACTCTCCAGAAACTTGGAGTTTCTCGTGGCGATTTTGAATGCAGAGAAGTAAAACAAGAAAAGAAGAATGAAGAATTAGTAGTACAAACTGAAGCAGATCAATATAATAAGTTTTGTGACGGAGACAAGTGTGAGCTTCCTATTTTTCAAAATTCAAGATGTTGATCCCGTTCATTTTGAATTTTCTATATGAGAAGAGATTCTCATCTCATCACAAAATATAGTTTGGGAATGAAAAATTTAGAATTTTTATTTAATCTATCTTTTTTATTAAAAAGATCATATTCGGTGTCGTAAAAAATATATATTTATTCTCTTATTCTGTGATAGTTTCAGAGATATTCATACCACCAAAATTTACCTATATTTTTTACTAGGCAATTGTGTCGTTTTGCAAATTTGTCAACTTCTTCTATTACGGCACTATGCCCAACGTGTGTGTAATCATCACCACAAATATATTTCCCAACAAAATACCAAGCATTTAAATCTTTTCTAACACTTTCCTTTTTATGGTTTGCGTCTATATAAACCAAATCAACTTTTATACCTAATTTTTTAAATGCTTCTCCAACTTCCCAAGAAACTCCTTTTATGGGAATAATCTTATGTTTTTTATTTTTTAAGTGAGAAGAGATGTTTAGGAAAAATTGTTTTTCTGGATTTGCACATCTATTTAGTGAAAAATTCCATGTGTCAATAGTAAACACATAATCCACATTTGGATGCGACGCTATTAAACATGCAGTATAACCAACAAAAGTACCAACTTCTACAACACTCTTAACTAATCCAGTATTTAATATTTTTTTCCAAATTTTGTCGTGATGTGAAAAAGATTTTCCCTTACACCAATTAATCATGTTCGGCATTTTTATTATCTGATTTGCTCCATTTTCCTAATATAACATTTGCTTTAAAACAATGTTGACATGCCTTCCAAACTGGTAGTTTTTTCCACCATTGCTCCCAATTTGCTGACATTTGAACATGTACTGAACTTAAATTATATTCACGCTCAATTCCTTCAGAAAGACAACATCTATACAATTTAGTTCCAATTATTCTTACTTGGTGAAAACATCTCTTCTCAACAGTTTTGGCGACATCTGGTGTTAGATTTGGGTCGTTATTTATATCCCACCAACCTCCCCATCCAGATATAGAAACGTGTGGTTTTCCTCTATATTTTTTTATTATTTTATCATTAAATTTAGGATATTCTGATATTCTCCAAACAAATTTATTAAAAATATTTTCTGGTACTTTATCAAGATAACTACCATTTGTTGAAACAACACATTTAGCTTTTGGAAACTTATTTTTTATTTTCAATAAAACTTTAGTATAATAAGGATGTAGAAGAGGTTCTCCTCCAATTATCAAAACCTTCTTTACATTTTTAATATATTCTTTACTAAAACAAGATAATACATAATCAAGTGATTCTGGTTCTATATAAGTAAAAGAACTAGTTTTTATTCTGTGACTACACATGTCACATTGTTTATTACATAAATGAGTTATTTCAAATTCTGGGCTATTAAATGGCATTTAAACATCCATAATTGTTTTTTTAAATTCTTTAGTTACATTGGCTTTAGCTTGTCTACTTTTCTTACTTCTGAACATATCAACACCAAAATGTTCTAATTTCTTTCTTCTAGTCTTTATAGGAACTACATATCTTTTTACATTGTTTTTCGCTAACATATAATTAAACCAAAATTCATCATCATAAGGAACTCCCCATCTTCTATATTGTTCCCATTGAAAAATTTCATCAGTAAAATATTTTGGTTTAATTAAACAACCATATCCAGTAGAGATTATGTCACATCTTGTTGGTTTTGTGATTGTATCTCCATGAAACCATTTCTTATCCCAATTATATGGATCTGAATTTCTATAAAGATTACCTGCTCCTGAAATAACACCATCTATATTTTTTTCCCATTTTAATATATCTTTTATGAAATCTCTATAATATACATGGTCATCGTCAGTAAGAAGAATCTTCTGATTCTTTTTATTCCAATACATTTTTAGAGCTGGTAGAAATTTCCTTAATGCTCCAGTATTTTCTACAAAAAATACATTGCTTCTTTTACATTTTATATCAGGTTTATAATTAAATCCATCATCAAGATAAAAATTTTTTTTGCTTATAAAAATTAAAATTTTTTTTGGTAATACTGATTGTTTAGTCCAAGAACGAATTATTTTTCCAATATTAGGTTCTCTTGCTTTTATTAATGCTAATGAAACTATAACTCCTCTTTCACCCATTTGATTAATTTTCTAACACCTTCATTTGGTTCTATTTTAGGTTCCCAACATAACACATTTTTTGGAAAATCAATATCTGAAATATATTTTTGTTGATCTGCTGGTCTTGGTTTATGAAAACTTAGAAGAATTGGTTTATCAAGTTCCTCTGAAAGAAAATTAATCAATTCGAGCAAAGACATTGTGAAATTTTCTCCACCTCCCATATTAAAAACAAGTGGAGTTAATGAATCATCCATCATTATATAATTATAATACGCTTCTACTAAATCAGTTACATACAATAAATCTCTCACTTGGTTACCATCACCAAAAATATTTATTGTTTTATCTTTTAATGCTGAATTTACAAAATGAGAAACCCATCCCTGATCTTCAATTCCGTGTTGATGTGTACCATAAATACATGACATTCTAAATATAGCAACTTTCAAACCATAAGAATACGCATATTCTTGACAATACAAGTCGGCACATAATTTTGAAACCCCGTAAGGACTGTGATGAGTATGATCAATTCTAGTGTTTTCTCCTACAATATAAAGATCAGGATGAAGATCCCAATTTCCACATTTGTTTGAATATTTTCTTAGAAAATCTCCGTATACTTTATTTGTAGAGGCAAAAATTATTTTTGGGTCATATTTTGTTATAGTTCTTACAGCTTCTAAAATATTAAAAGTTCCTATAACATTTGTTTCAAAATCATGTTCTGGATATCTCATTGATGTAGTTACGGCTGTTTGTGCCGCAAGATGAATTATTGCTTCTGGTTTATAATGATTTATTATTGTATCCATTTGCATTGACTTATAAACATCAGTTTTATGAAATTCTATTTTTTCTCCATACTTTTCCTGTAAAATTTTTAAGTTGTTTTCTGCTCCCTGTCTTGATAAATCATCAACTATTATTACTTCCCATCCTTCTTTTATGAATTTTTTAGTGGTATGATAACCAATAAAACCTGCTCCACCAGTTATTAAAACTTTCATTTCTTTTTTCTCCTATTATGTGAATGAGGAAATTTTTCTCTCAATGTTTCTTTTCCTAAAAATGGACATAATTTATTATATCCATCTCTCTTAAAAACATTCATAATTAAAATATCTTCAGGTCTATCTTTAAAATATTTTAAAACTTTATCGTGATAATCTAAAAATCCTTTCTTATAACTTCTTCTATCAAAATATTCATTTCCATATAAAGTTTCTCTTATAAAAATTTGTTGATTTGATAATTTTGGTTGTTTAGTTCTTGAAAAAAACCATTTTGCAGAACTCAACCATTCTGTTAAATCTCTTGTTGTTAAAATAAATTTTGAATTTGGATACATTTCATCTAATGCAACGTAATTAATACAAACAGGTGTATCCGTTATGGCATCATAAATTTCTACTAAATAATAAAAATGTTTAAGATTTGGGTAGTGTATTGTTTTATATCCTAATCTTTTTAAAGCGTTAGTAAGAGAAAGTGTGCCAGTTCTTGATAAACCAATACCAAAAATTTTATTAATATCCTTCAAAATGATATTCGCCTCCATTTAATATTATTTCGGTTGCTTCGTTCAATCTTTTAGAAAATAATTTTGGGTTTGCTACTTTTGCGGCTCTTTCTTGGTATTTTTTTACAAGATTAATATCCCATTTTTCTATTTTATCTAAGCAAAATTCAAAAGCATCTTTCATTTTATAATTAGATGTGTCTATTATCATATCAGGAAACAATTGATACATTGCTCCATAACAATGAGGGCCAATACAAACACATCCATTGAAAAGAGCCTCGTAAATAACTCTTCCATAAGTCCAACGAAAACACAAATCAACCATAATTTTTGATTTCTTAGCAAGATTGTGAAATTTTTTCTGTCCTTCTGGATTCTTATTATTCAATGTAGTTTTATAAGGAAGTTTATCGTGATACATTTGTGCTATTGGGCTTTTTAAAAGAATTGCGTGAACATTATATCCTTGTTTATGTAATTTTCTTCCAATTTCTAATGTTTTAGTATAATTATAATAAAGCCTATTATCCATCATTAAGAGAAAATCAATAGATTTATTCTCATTAATAGGCTCTTCATATTTCTTATCATAAAGAGTAAGAGGAACTTTATTTGTGTGTCCCCAAAACATATTATAATCCATTGGTAATTCCCAAAGGAAATTTTTACAATTATCGTACATCATTCTATAATGAGCAAATAAAGGTCTTGCTGGATTATGATCATAATGTGTCATATCAGTTGCGCCAGTTCCACATGCAAATTTTAACCAGCAAATTCTGGCATTTGCCAATACTTTTCTATAATAGTGCTTATATTCATTAACAGAACGATCTGCCATGTGAAAAATTACATTTTTTTCCTTCCAGAAATCCATGTTCTTTCTTCTTGCTTGGTCGAAAGTAATTCTATCAGAGGGAACAGATTCTGGAAATATATTCGAAGGAAAAAATGTATCAGGAACAGCACCTTTTATAAAAGTAACTGTTATCCAATCTTTGTTATATTCTTGTTTTTTTCTTTTTTGTTTATTAGAAGGTCGCTGTTGACGCTTCTTTTTGGGCGGCACAACCAAATCAATCTCCGTTTAAGATATGACTGTCATTATTTATCTTTTTATTTATTGCTGCTTTTACAGAATCCCTTAATTCTTGATTTTCTCTAATGACATCAACAATTAATTTAGTTTCCGGCATGTTGTATCCGTTTCCATTTGTTGCCTTTCCAAAAATACTAAATACAATAACGTTTGTCACAACTTGAATGGCAAATAAAATCATTACTATTGTCATTCCAAGTGAGTTTCCCATTGAGTAAGCCGCTTCCATACAAAATCCTAAAACTGCACCAATAATCATGTTAATTCCTGTTCCACACGCTATTGATATTTTCTTATAGTTTGTTTTTATATTATCTGCCCAAAATTTCATAAACAATTCTCTTATTTTACCCATTTTTTAAATCACCTATGCTATATTATTAAGACCTGTGTCGAATGTATTAGTTCCACTATCATTATAATTATACAAATTACCCAAACAAGTATTTATACCAACAGTATTATTATTACAATTACTATTCTCTATGCTAATTCCGTATGAATAATTATAATTAAAACAGCCGTTTCCACAAATTGTGTTGTAACTACAATTATCCCATAAGACTATTCCGAATCCTGTACAAAGATAACAATTATTATTATTAATAATATTATAATCAGAATCCTCTAAATATATTCCGTAAGAAGCAATAGAGCAAATGTTTCCAGATACAACACAATAAGAACAATTATATAAACGAATATTATCATAAGAAACTTTACCCAATACAATATTCTCACTGATAATAAATTTAGTATTTCCATATAGAAAAATACAATTGTTCGATTCATATATAGTATTGCCTTTAATAATAACATTATCAACACCATTATCAGAAATTATACTGTATGTATCGTTAGATAATATATAATTGTTCATAATAATATGATTGTCGTCTTTTATATGTATTCCGGAATTACAACCTTCTATATGGCAATTAATTAATTCACAGTTTTTACTATTTAATTCTATTCCAACTCCATGACTTCCGTCTCCAACAATAGTAACGTTATCAATTTTAACTTTATTGTCAGAAGTCTCATTAACATTAATTATTTCTTCAAGTGTATTAGTTAGTGATGTAGCATCTATTTTAAAATTTCTTAACACACAACCTGTAGTGTTTGCTATGGAAAAAGTTGACCTATTTCCATTACAATCAAAAATAGTTCCATTTCCTGATCCTTCTATTATATAACTTCCACCTTGATCAACACTAATAGTGTTTGTCAAAGTAAATGTGCCAGATTTTAGAATAATAATTCCTGCGCCTGCACCTATAGTATCAATAGCTGTTTGTAATTCTGCTGGAGTAGAAACTAACCAAACATCCTCATCAATAGATTTTAAATTGTTTATACTATTAGAATTTAAATCTAAATCCAAGTCCATAGAACCATAATGTAAATGATCTTTAACCCAATTTCTAATAGCTTTTTGAAGACCTGGACTTCCGTCTCCAACATTATCAACATTTTGAAGTAATCTTGGGTCGAATCTACCAGGAAATCTTGTACCAACAAAACTTTCAAAATCTCTTTCATACTGATCTGTCGTCATCAATATCTCCTTTTATTTTATCTTTTATCAATTTCTCCATTTCTTCTAAATATTTCCTTATTTCATTATTTTTACTTTTTTCGTTTTCGATTTCTTTTCTTAAATCTTTCATGTGTTTATGTGCCAAATATCCTTTATATGCTCTTTCCGCTTTTGCTTTTGAATCATAGATACATTTTCCGCTTCCAATTCTATACTTACCATTAGGACATTTATGAACAGGCATTATCTTCTTCTCCGTCTATTTCTATTTCTTGGAGGATTACACCCTCCCCTACCTCTATTAAGTCGTCTTCCACGACCGCTTCCATCTCTTTTAGGTCTACTTCTTACCATTTTATATCTCACCAAATTTCCATCTAATTTCTATATCATCATTAGCAATAAGAGGATCATCTGTATAGACACCAGTCACACCACAAACTCCACTTCCCCATAATGACGATCTACATAACATAGCACTGGGTTTTTCTGTTTCTATAAGTGATGGATCTGCTGTTGGGCCAGTTGATTTTAAAAACAACCCAAATTCTCTTATTTCTGTTCCACTTGGAATATCAGCAGGAACATTAAATCTTCCGATAAATTCAACAGTTTGATCAACACGTCTTGCTGTTAACACAACTCTACTTCCAACTTCATTTGATAAATTAGAATCTTCTGGACTAACTAAAATAGTAGAACCAATTGGATAATTACAAATTTGACCAGAGGGAATTCCTTGAGTTCCTACTGCTCTTTCGCTTGATGAGTTATTAAACATACAAGTTCCAGCTCCTCCATATCGCTTAAATGTTAATAAACCAACCGCTCCACTCCCAGCTGCACCTAAATTATGCCAAGATTTTATTCCAGCAAAACCATCTAATATATATTCCTTTCCATCATCTACTAAGAGATTTGGATGTTTTCTGTGTTCATATCTTTCTCCATTTTTTTTTATCTTATTACTAGTTACCAATCCTTTAAATTTCATTTTAACATACTCCACTTACATTAATATTAAAAAATTTGTCATTTCTAAAATAACTTTCATATAAATCCGCTACACCACTCAAACAATCTAAATGGTTTGGCCCCCATCCCCAAGGATATAATCTTTGCCAATTTCCATTTGGAGAATAACCACCAACCCAATCAGCACCAAAATTATCAACAAAACTAAAACCAACACCACTTGATTTTATTCTTACAGGTCTGTTTGAAGGTAAACTATTAAGAAACTGTATTCCAGTTTCAACTGATTCTAAATTTATTCTTATATCATCTACATATCCCAATTGTCCACCTAAATATTGATCAGCTACAAATGACATTTGTAAATGATAATCATTATTGAACATAGCAGGTCTTATTAAATTGTTATTATGATCATAAAAACCACTTCCTCTAAAGTCTACATAAAATGACCATAAATCTACACCTGTTAAATATGCTCCTATTCTTAAATTTGTTTGTGATGGATGAATCCATATATCTATTGTTCCTGTTGGCTGACTTATTGCATATCCAGTTTTTGTTTCTATGTGAGAACTATCGGTAAGTTTACACCAATGTCTTCCAATATCATTAACATTTTGAAGACTTACTGAACCACTTGTGTTCCATTTAGATAAATCATCTTCAAAATCATCAACACATTCACACCATCCATTCCAATATCTATATCTACTAAACCAATTATCATAATAACCACTTGTAGAACTTTCTAATATTTTCCTTTCCATTAAATGACCTTTTTGATGATAAACACATCCACATGAAAGATCATCTAAGTTTCCAAAAAATTCAAATGAATAAAATCCAATAAAAACATTTACTCCTGCTGGAGTTACAGAACGTGCTATGAATTTTGCCAAATCAATATCCCCAGAATCAAAAGGAGAACCTAAACTTCCCTCGATGGGAATACTTATATCCCAATGAGGCATTGAAAAATGGTATCTTTCTGTTATTATTATTTCTCCTTCCGACACATTATAAAAATGTGCAAACAATCTCTTAATTTCTGATACTGTTGGCGTTACCCACCATTTTTGAGTCCATGCTTGGTTTATAAATTTCCAAACTTTATTCCATTGCGCATCTGATAATGGATATGAACTAAATTTTTCTCTTGAAATCCCTACATCATATCCTTTTGCAATTGCTATTCCTCTTGAAGCATTTTCTCCAGAATATTTATAACCTTTGCATTGTGGACATTGAATTCCATTTAATAATCCGGTTCCCTTGCATGTATTACATTCAGTTGGAGAAATCCATATAGAATTTACTATTTGTTTAATCATATTATGTATTCTATACATCCCCAAATAATATAAAACTTTACTTCCTTCACTTGCTAATGCATAAAATGAAACCTTTCCACCGGCAGTTGTTAATGGTAAGTTTGATGTTATATTTGTTATTTCAAATATTTTATTCCCTAATGATGCCACTAAGAAAGTTGCATTTGGTCTTGTAAATCTTGGTATTTCTAATGTTCCATTTGATGTTGTTGTGCTAGTTTTATATTGTTTTTTAATAATTGTTTTTCCCAATTGATTAAATTCTATATCTTGATCATATTCAGCAACATTTCCAATAATTGTCAATGTTAAATTCTTTTCTCTTATTTTTTCATCAACAATTGCTATGACTGGACATGGTACTGCTATATCAATAGTATCTTTAACATAAGAAACAGATTCTTTTTTAACAAATCCATTAACTCTATCCCATTCGGCTAATTTAACTAAACTGTGACCACTATACGGCGTTTGTTCAATACTTTGTTTAAATGCCGTATTTAAATAAACATCAATCTGGTCTCTTATATCCATTAACCTACTCCTCTTTGTAGATTTCTTGTTCCTAAATCTGCTATCTCATTATCAGCAAGAACTATATCTTCCTTAGCCCAATCAGCCACGTCAAATCTTTTTATATACAATTCTTTTTGATTAATAACTTGAGGATGTTTCATAATTTGATGTTCTATTTCAGCATAAATAACATCGTCTCCAGTTTTAAGAGATTCTAAGTAAGTTTCAATATTTGTAATAACATCTTCTCTTACTGTAGCAAAATCTGCCAATTCATTTATATAAATTATTCCTCTTATATCTATATTAATTTCTGTTGCCTCTAATATTTGATATTGAATTCCTATTGGGCTATAACCTTGTCCATCAACATAATCTAATAATCCATCTAATTCAGTTTTAAGGTTTTCAAATCCAAATCCATCGTCTGGTGCCAATATAGTCGTATAACCAGCTCCATTATACCAAGTTTTAAACATTAAATCTACACCAGTCCCTTGACTTGTTTCAACACCAGAAACCCATTTATATAAATCATATCTAGGACTTGTTCCATATCCTTCTACACCTGTTTGAATTTCCCAATAATTTGCAGAAAAATCAATTCCAGTAATCCCATCATCAGAAGGATGAAGCCAAAAATCTAATCTATAAGTTTTTGTTTTATCCAAACTATTATATTTAAGATCAATATTAATATCTTGAAATCCTGTTAACCCAGGTCTTAAATCCTCTTCTCTAAATGTCCCAGTGTCTAAATAAACACCTGTTTCTGCTGTTGATAATCTTATTCCCATTTTAATTGGAGGAGGACTATTTATAGCTCTTCCTTTTAATGTAACCCTACCTAATGATAAAACTAAATTACCAGGAACAAATGATTGTGAATATTCAATTGGATACTGATCGAATCTTATTGGAGTTCCAATTGTTGGACTATCCCAATTAGCAATTGATGTTTGGTCAACTCCTTTATCTTGATAAACCTTTACTGCTCTAACACCATTAATTCCATTCGCAATATCTCTAACTCTTCCTAATGTAAAATTTCTTCTTTGTGCTAATAATAATCTTTCTCTATATTTATCATGTGATTCTTTATCTTGACCACCAGAAACCCCATTAGAATTTGTAACAGTTAAAAAAGGATAAGTAACAGAAGTTGTAATTTCACCAACTTTTGCGTTACTAATTACACCAGATTCAACAGATGTTACTTCTATTCTTCTAGTTACTGTTCCATTAACTTCAGTATAATAATTTTCATTTTCCACTATATAACCAGAACTAGCAGCTAACCAATGAAGATTGTTCTTATAAGTTTGATCAAATTCATATACAGAAGAAGGTATTGGATTTAAATTTTCATCTAATACTTGAACAACTGAATCAGCATATAAATAATCACTTGGAAAATAATCATAAGATTCTCCAGTTTTTAATTTAGTCATACTTATCCTATATTCTATAGGCGTATTGGCATCACTTAAATAACTATTAAGAGAGCTCTTGAATTCTGCACCAGCATTTATTATTATATCTGCTCCGTTTACTGTTGCCGAAGCATCTACATATCCTTGCGCACGAGTTGCTCCTCTTCGTGGAAGTCCTGCCTCTATACCATGTTTATCTAACCATTCTCCAACAGCATTATAAATAGACATTTGTTCAGAACAAGTCTCTAATAAAGTTTCATAGTAATATTCATCAAGCGCATGAATTTTCATCATTTGCCATATAAATGAACTTGGACTAAAATTCACTACATCAAGTAAATTTTTTGCTTTTTCTTCAAAATCTTCTATTATTTCTATCGCACTTCTTGGTGTGAATCCGTCATCATCAAAGGGCATTTAATGTCTCACCTATTGTTATTTCTGATGCTACTATTGTTCCTAATCTACTTTTTACAGAAAATTTTGCTCTCATTTGTTGACCATCTCTCGTAGCCTTTACATAGTCAATTGAAAATAATAATCTTTCCTTTGCTGGATCTAACGCATCAGCTAGTAATGATTCTATTACTTCTGGAGGAGAACCAGTAGAATTCATTCTAATTGCCTCTTCTAAATCAAAACCATAATATAAATTCCAGATTTCAGAGCCAACTTGACATTGTAAGAGATTTGTAATCAATTGATAAAATGCGTAATCATCCGCAACTTGTACAAAATCTCCATCTTCCCCAATTATTGGGTCTCCTGTTCGCAAATCCAGTAAAATTCCAGGCATTTTTAAACACTCTTATATTTTTAATATTTTAATAATTTTTAAATATGATACAATTAATTTTTTTATGAACTTTTTAATTTTGTTTGGGTTGGTGTAATAACGACCGTGTTACCGTATGTACCAGTTGCGTTATCACCAGCCCTTAATACATTTGTACTATTATCTTTTAATTTTGTTGTTCCAGGTGTAACTGTAACCACATCTGTTGTTCCAGAAGGCGGTGTTGGGCCAGCTGATGTAAAAGTAACAACAACTTTAGTTATAACCTTTGTTCCATTAACAGAAACTTTAATCCCTGGAGTATATACAGTACTAGTAACACTAAAAGGCGGTACTGGTGTGGACACTGCGTCTCCTACTAATCCTACGGCCAAACTCACGTTACATCCAACCCCGCAGTTGTTAATGTTGCTTTAGATGCTCCAGCAACCATTTCTACTTTACTACTATCAATTGTAAATGTATTTGAACCAACTGTTACTACAACATTTGTTGTTTTTAACACTAATGTATTTTCACCTGTTTTTAGTGTTATTCTGTCATCAGCAGTTAACAAAATCCTATTCGAAGAACCGTATATCGCAATATTATTATCTCCATATTTCAATCTAATTTTCTCATCATCCGCTTCTACATAAATACCAAAATCTCCAGATTTTAACTCTATATTATTATTAGCATTTATTTTTATTGTGCCATCTGGTTTCAAATGTAAAAATGGTTTTGTTGTATCTTCACTTGGAATAGACTGTGAATCTGTATCTTCAATCTGTAAATAAGTTTCTCCATCATCCTTAATATATAAACACCATCCATTTGGTAATTGAAATCTAAAATCATCTGGGTTTTTAGATGGAATTAAAAATGCTGGACTTCCATTACCCATTACAAAAGGGCCTAACACTGATTGTTCTATTCTATCATTAACAGCAAATAAAAGTTGATTAGGATTAGTATGAATATTATTTGTTCTTGGAAAAAATAAACCAGCTCTATCATCAAGATATGGAGTTGTTCTTCCAACACGTGGCAATGTGTATACAGGTGTTGTAACATTCATTGGAACATTTCTTGGTGTTTTCTTAGAATATTGAAATGTGCTTTTTTCTATTGAAACTTCATCAACATATTCATTATCTCCCTCATCTTTAGTTACTCTTCCAATACGAATCTGATTAAATTTAACATCTTTAAAAATATACTCAACAGCTAATATTCTTTCTTGATTTTCTTCTAAACTATGATAATATGTTTCCTTATCTATTTTTACTGCTGTTGGAACAAAGCATCCTTTAGTTAAATCTCCATCTACACCTACTATATGTTTTGCCCATACACATCTCATATCTATCTCTTGATCTTCAACTTGTAACAAATAAGACCATAAAACATTAAGAGGACTAGCAGCAAATGCTATTTTAGCTCCATCTCTATATTTAGAAAAATTATCAACTTGTCTATTAATAAGTTCTTTTGTGGCATTAAAATCTCCATAAGTTGGTAGGATAGGGCCTATGAAAAGCATTCCATATTTAATAGTCCATTCAAAATTATTTTCATTAGCAACATATTGAATGAAATCTCTTACTGTCCAAGAAGGATCTAAAGTAAAATTAGGATATTCAAACTTAAAACTTTGTTTTAAAAAATCGCTGTGTTCACAAAAAATAACTGGTATTATACCAGTAACTTCTAAAACATCTCTTAATAATTGTTCAACATCTCTTGTTTCTTTATAATCTAATGTTCCAATATTAGCATCTATTAATAATGAATCTAATAAAGCATAACCTTCTTGTATAGCATACACAACTTTCATATCTTTTTCTAAATCATCATAAACACTAATAACCCTATATTTTTCTTTCCAATAACAATCTTTTATATCTCCTCTGAGATATAATTTTAATTCTAAGGAATAATTAGAAAAATTATAACTTACTAAATCTTTATGCATATACCAAAGCATAAAATCTGGCATGCCATATAATCCAGAAAATACTTTTATTTTATCTAAATACCTGCTTCCTGCAGTCTCAAAACTTCCAACAAACGACACTGAATTTTCTTCGTCAAATGGTAAATACATTCTTATTGCCCAAGCTGAATTGCTCAAAAAAATCCCCTCGTTTCTAATATTCCTGGTATTCTTCCTTCTTCTTCTCTATCTACGCCAAAATAATTACGTATAAATTGCGATCCAAATTGTGATACATTATCCCAATTAAACATTTCATTATAAAGGAGAAGTGTAGTTGTTACTTCTAATGCTCCTTTCATTGCCGCTGTTAAAAGCGGATGTTCATCTTGAGTAAATTTCTTATAAACTTTAACTTCTGTATCTTGAAATCCTGGTTTATCATCTGGAATATTTATTTTTCCAAATGTATATTGTGGGACTGGTTCATATTTTCTAAAGAAAATTGTATATTCAACCATCTTTCTGTTTTCTCTATCAAGTCTTTGTCTCCATGAATAAGTTTCAATATACATTGATAAATAAACCCTTTGTCTAGTAATTATTGGAAATGTCATGTGGTATTCTTCATACCCTTCATTTTTATTTTTAATACCTGCTTCAAAGCTTTCCCATGGATCTAATCCAGGTTCTTCAATAGAAGGATTAACTAATGGTGGTTGTTGAGAATTAACCCATTGAGTAGGTGTTGTATTCCAAGCTCCTGCTTCTAATGATTGTGCAAAAACATCAATAATATTAGCACTTCCCCATAAAAATAATAAATCTAACATATTAAGAAATATGAATCTATTTTCTCCCCAAGCTCTCCCAACTATTCTTAATGATTCATCTCCTCCAGTTTGATGAGCTAAAAACACACCACCATTTGCCCTGTATCTGACTTCTCTATCTGAAATACCGTGACTTAATTCAAGAACAGTTCCTAATGGAATTCCCGCTATTACGCAAGCTGGTTTAATATCATTCAAATTTCCCCAATAATGTTTTGCCATCATATATCCTAAACTTGTGGCATTAACAAAAGCATTTGATTTTTTAAAACCTAATGCCTGTGTTAAAACTGGGTATAATGCCGCGCCATACGCAAGACCACCGACCCATCCCGGGATATTATATTCCGCTTTTGGTATTAAATTACTCAAATATTGCACCTGCTAATGCTAATCCAAATACAAAACCCATATCTACCGCATCCACATCATAATAATTGTCTACTTTCCAACTATTTGTATCTATACCTATTGATTCTTTTTTATATTTAAGAAGCCTATAAGTAAAGTTTGCCGAGTAATATAAAACTGCTTGTGTTTTTGTTCTCGTGTTCGCATAATAAAATGTTGTATGTGAAGCATCTGCAACAAATTCATTAGGTTCTGTATAAGTTCTTAATAATAAATCATAATTAATTACATCTTTTCCTCCTTCTACTGTTTCTTCAAAGGAGAATGTTTCTATATATGCATTTGGAATTATTTCGTGATTTAAAATAACAGGAAATGTTATATGTTTTTCATAAGAAGGTTTTTGTGTAATAATTCCTTCTGTGGCTTCTAATTTTCCACCTGAAAATGCCTTATCTCTCATCATTGCTAAAGCTGATTGTGGATTATTAATGTAATTTGTAATCATTTCAGAATCCCAATCAAGAACTTCCATATATCCTTTGCTCATCAAAGTAAGCATCCATAATATAGAAAGCCACAATAATCTTAATTCACCAGTTAATTTACCAACTATTCTTACACTATGTTGTCCTCCTCTTTGAAATGCTAAGAAAATACTTCCAACTGCTCTAAATTTTACTATTTTATTTGAATGCGCAACTTCTATTTCTTGAACAGAAGTAGGAGAATCTATTCCCATACCTCCTAAAGGAAGAACTGCAAGTAAAACTTCATTATCAGTAAAAAGTCCTAATCCTGCTCCAACAAAACCCATTGCGCTCCACATTAATGTCATTGCGTTATATAAAACACGCATTGGTGTAGCAAAAACTGTAACTATTTTTTGTTTAATTTCTAATAAAGTTGCTTGTGCTTTTCTAAGCACTTTATTAACATTTGCTTTTAATTTTAATGCTAATCCAGCTTCTGAAATGTCTTCTGGACTGTATTTGCTTTCAAATTTTAATCTTTTATATTTAAGATCAAATTCTGTTTTTTGTTCTATGAAACCATTTACGGCTTCAATTCCACCACTTGTTCTAAACTTTTTAATTAATCTTAAATAACTTCCTTTAGTAACACCAAAGGTCGTATTTCTCATAAATTCTAAGAAATCTCTTAATGTATTATATCGACTTGTTCTAAAAGGGCCATAATCAAAATATTGTACCCAACTGCCCCCACCACTTGTTGCGGCTACCCTTTCAACAATTTTATTTGAGATTTCATTTGCTTTTGATAATTTAAAACCTTTAATCCATAACTTTTCTGCTATTCTTTTCCTAAAATCATCATAACTTAATAAGTTTGGCATTATTCGGTACCTTTTTTATTTATATCTTTCTTTAAATTTTGTTCCTCTTGTGTTGGTTCATCTAAAGAAGATTGTATTGAATCTAATTTTCCATCCATTTTATTAAATGTTTTTGTGCTTTGGTTTTGCCAATCCTCGTTTTTAAATCCCGCTTCTCTAAGATTAATCATTTCTTTAAGTATTTGTTGAAACATAATATCTATTTTTTCACTAGATTCATTAATAACTCTTTGAACAACTTCTCTTGGTTTCTCCTCTTCTTTAATAACTTTTCCAATAATATCTCTCGCGTCCCATCCTTCCATAGCTCTTAATACTTTTTCGAATATTTGTCTTTCTCCTTCACTTTTCTTTAATTCAATTCCTAAAAATTTACCTATATCCATAACTTGAAAAGGAGTCATATCTTGTATTAATCTTCTGAATGTACTTTGTAAGAACATTTCCACTTTTTCTAATAATAAGGAAGGTGGAGCAACTGCCATTTTTGCGGCAAGTTCTCTGAAAAACCCAGAAATATTTTCAATTGATTGTGTTTCTCCTAATGGCAAAACACCTGGTGCTCTCCAAAATCCTTCTACTGTTTCCTCTAAATCATCTACTAAAGATGCAGTAAGAGAAACAAGAAAATTATCCAATTGAGGTTGTATTAATTCTCTTATATTTTGATCAAGTTTATTTTTGAATCCAACAAGTAATTTTTCTATATATTGTTTTATTGATTCCCTAGTTTCTGTTCTATCTTGCGGTATTTTATCTAATTTAGTTGCAAATCTCTTCCAAGTATCAGTTGTATCAAAATAATCTTGTAAAAATTTATCAAATTGTTTCATTACATCGTTTCGCATAACCTCAAAAAGACCCCTCGTTATAATATGTTCACCAGCTAGGTGCTTAGCTTCTCCATCAACAGCCCCATAAACTTTGGCTACATCACTACTTAAGGTATCAAGTCTTTTTGTAAAAAAAGTATCAAGAAGTTGTGTTATCTCTGTAACTGCCTCATCAATATCAGGCATATCACTTAAAATATCTTTTGTGTTATCCAATAATTGTTCAATTTCCTCATTCATTTGTAATTGTTTTTCACGTATTCCATCAAGAACCATACTTGATTGTTCAATAAAATTATTAAGTATTATAAAATCTTGAGAAATAGTTGACATAACATCCCATACATCTTTAATTTTATCCAAAACTTCTTTTAAAATTTCAGCATTATCCGCATCTTTTAATTCTCTTATTTGTTCTACTAAAGCACCGATTATATCATTTTTTGCTTTCGTTATAGATCCAACAACACTTAAACTTAAATAATTTCTTATAGCCGCTGTATCCCCTACAATAGTATCAAGAATTTGAAAAATTTGATTTAAAGGATCTGTAAAATCAAGAAGCGCTTCTTGTATAATTTCTTTTACATTTTCTAATAAATTTGGAAATTTATCAATAAGAGGTTTTAAAGTATTAATTAATTGACCAACCCTTCTGTTAACATCTGTTATTTTATTACTTATTTCTGTTAGTTGTTCTTTTGGAATTTCAGCTTCTATTTTTCCACCTGCTTGTCTAATCTCTTCCAATCTTTTCCATAATTGTTCAAGATTAGATCCTTCATCTATTTCTAATGAAACCATTAATTTATCAATTGGTTGGCTCATATTAATCCTCCTAACATTTTTCTTAAATCAACAATATCTCCAGTTTTTGATAATTTCTTTTTAGGAGTTAGCATATTCTTTCTTGAATAAAGTAAGAAGTCTCTTTGTAATTTTGTCATCTTACTAATTTCAGTAAGAGGAACATTTAACGTGAATATAACATTAGCTAAAATTTCTCCTTCATCAGATTTGATAATTTCTTTTATAACTTCTTCTGGCTGATAGGAAAAACCCAAAACTATCTTAGCTATTTCATGTACTTTTCTCATTTTTTTTACAAGATGAAATCCTTTTGGTATTCCAGAAACAGTAGTAGAAAATTCTTCATCTTGAAAATCTTTCATTGCGAAAAAAACTATCCAATAATCTACTTCATTGTAATACTTTTGTAAAACCGCCAATTTCTGATTGTCTAATTCTATTTCTTCTTTCGGTTTGACCAAACTCAGTTTGAGCTTGACAACTAAGTTTGAAACCTCAGCACCAAGAAACTTTAATGTGTTATAAAAACATTCATCTAATTCTACACTAGAAATTGGTCGGAGAGGTAATGATTCTCCAAAATAATCATATTGATATACTTCAGTAGTTCCTAAAGATATGTGTTTAATCATACCTTTCACTTCTCTGGCCAATCAGTTTCGTACGTTCCATCGCCTTCAATCATGGCATCAAAATCTTCTGTTTCTTTTATGTAGTGTCTTAAAGCCATGCACTCAAATTCACGAAGGGGCATTTCTGCTTGAGCATAGTTTGTTCTTTCGGTTGTTACTCTACAACCTAAAAATTCCTCATAACCATCAATCCAAATACCTTCATGTGGATTATCTTCTAATGTAATATCACTAACATCGCTTGCAAGATTTAATTGAATATCGAAAGGAATTTTAGAAGCGGCAAGGCGTCTCATTTTCTCAAAATTGTCTCCAGATTCTTTTGTAAATACTGAAAGACGAATATCTGGAATACCATCTTGATATCCTTGATTATATTGTTCTAATGAACTAATTCTGGCTAATGGTCTTGTTATTGTTATAGAACTTCTATCAACACCAAATAACTCAAAACTATCAGATTCAACAGTTCCAGGGGAAAACAATCGAGATGGATACGTAACTAACCATATTAATTTAACATCCCATGTTTTATAATTTCTGCTTAAACTAGGTTCTGACATTTTTACGCCTCGTTTCTAATTCCTGTAATTATAATTTTTTCTAACGAACTATACCAATAAAATCCAATCTCAATTGAAGGAATTGTTCTTGTTGCCCTTGCTGATTGTCCAGCCGTTGTGTTATTTTTCAAATCATCTTCCACTGGAATTTTGATATATGCTAATCCATCATGAATTCCTTGGTCTTGTAATGTTTTGAAAATACCTGCAATTTTATTTCTAACTAATTGCATACCTTTGTAGGACATATCAACTTCTCTTGAAGCTAAAAGCTCCCACAATCCATTCACAAGATTTTGACTTATGATATATTTACATCTTACATAATTAATTCTTGAAGAGTATCCAGTTCCAAGAGTAAAACCATGTGTTATAAGATAAGGTTCACCACTTAATTCCCTTCTTTTCATGACGGTTATTACTTGACCATCATTAAAGTAGCTCCTATCTACTAAAGGCATTTCCTCTTGAATACCCATGTGTGGTACTGCGAATGACATTGTTTTATGTGGATGTGTTCCAGCTGTCATGCCCATTAATCCTGCCGCCATATCATGGTTTGAAGAACTTGGTTTAATATCCATAACAGAAACATCTTCTCTTTGTCCTATAAAATTCTTTATATTTTCCCAATTTACAGACATTCCACTTGCGGTTTCGCCTCTATCAGCATCACCTGGAGTAGCCCAGAAAAATAATACGTTTTTACCTGCGATTGTATTAGTAAAACGCATTAAATCCTCAGCTTGGCTTCCAAAATGACTATCACCAGCAGAATAATTATCCTTGCTTGGAGTATTGTCATAAGCTGCCGCCATCATGTTGATATTGTAATCATCAATAACTTCACTCAGTTTTGACATTACATTACCAATCTTAAATGACACTGTGATTTTAGAACCACTTCTTGGAGGATTATCTATTTCATTTCCAGAAAGTCCATTAAGAAAATTCAATCTGCCAGTCCAATTTGATAATCCATCAGTTTCTACTGTAAATGCAACTCCAGTTGCTCCACCAGCTGTATTAATAAAGTATCCAGTTGCTTCTGCACTTGGATAATATCTAACTTCTTCTTGACCAGCTGGATAAAATCCTAATGGAGGTTTTATAGGAGTTTCATAAATATAATCTGTAACTTTTAACATTGGAGTATTTTGATAAATATCAACAGAACCGCTAACCAATGCCAAAACATACAAAGTTCCGCCAGGTGTTGGACTAGCTGAGAAAAATCGGGAAGTTGATTTATAGGCTCGTGTAGAACTGGTAAAACCAGCTGCTCCTAAAACAGAACTCCAATTATCGGCTGTTACTGCGTAAACAGTTGATTGAGATAAACTAGCGTCGCTCCCTTTCACTACTAACAAACAATTGTCCCATGGGACTGCCGCGGCCGCTGGGGTCTCAGCATCCCAAATTATGGTTAAGTATTCACCCACTATAAATCACTAACTTGTGTTTATTCTAATATTATTTTTATCATTCATAATTATATAAGCTTGTTCAGCTCTTACTTCACCTTCTTCTCCTGATGGCAATTCTCTATACCATCGTACATCAGTTCTTAAATAAAAATCAAGTTCAAATTCATGAACTCGTGTTGCTACATCCTCGTAATAAATTGTTAAATCTTTGATAGGTATCTCAATTCTCCTATCAATAGAAGCATCATATTTGTATAAAATATCATTCCACCATGCTAACACATCATTTCTTATTTCATTGATAGCAAAAAAGGCAAAATCTCTGCCTCTAATGGCGTCATTATTATGGTATTTATTAGCATAAACTGAAATATTAACAAATTCTAATTCACAAAATGCATATTCATATCTCCTATCATCTATTCTTCCAACTATATCTGACATAGATCCAAACAATTTTTGTGATGTTTGTATAAAATCTACTGAAATATAAGGAAGATTTCTTTCATGTGCCTCTCCAGCTCTCCATACCTCAATCTGAGGATCCCAACCATTATACGTAAAGTCTAATGATTGTATTCTTTCAATTAATTCATTCTTTCCAGCTTCAGGAAGTGTCAAGTAATCTTCTCATCTCTATTTCTGCATTTTTGAATTTTTTCTTGCTTCTAACATCTATAATTCCCACAACACGATATTCGAGACCATTCCAAATCACTCTGGTTTTACCCGGAATCATATCAACCTTTTCCATCTCATCGCTTCTTACTTGTGCGAAAAGTCTTTCATAAGAATATTGCCCTTCTTTTCTTGGTTCTCTGTGAATTGTTTCATCTGGAAGAATAAGCATTTTTAATGTGGTATCAGTTGTTTTTCCAATAACTGCTATTCCTCCGCTTGCTCTTGAAGGTGTTTGTTCGTTTCTGACTGTTACATTTTCTTCAAATTGTTTTTGGGTTTTCCACATTACAATGGCCCCTCATCATAATAATAATCATATTCGTACCAATCTTCGTAACCAGTAACACCTGCCGAATGTGAACTCATTTCATCAGCAATTTTCTTATAATCATGTTTTAAATTCCATCCCCAACCTCGTGATGTGTCGTCTCGTGTGACTCTGGGAATTGGATATGGACTGCCGTACTCATTAAAAAAATCATCACGGCAATAAGCCTCTACATAAGCGTAAGCCATCATTCTATATGTTTCATGAGGAAGTAAACCTTTAAACGGATCACTAGCTCCCGTGGCAAAGAAAAACATAGGTTGCCATCTCTGATATGCGTATGTTGTTCTATTTAATTTTTCTAAAGCAACATCGCCAGTAGACCAAGATAAATCTCCAGAATAACAAAGCAATTCTAAAGACATACAAACAGCGGCAGACCAAAGCAAATTGAATCTATCCGTTATGTTTGTTGGTCTCATTCCATGCTCTATTATCCAAGCATCTATTTTGGCATTGACAATCTTCAGTAATCTATCATCCACTTTGTCCTCATCAAAATCCTCATTAAACATTTGAATAAAGTAAATTATGTCATCCTTTGAGGCATACTTTTCGACCGTTGACATTTATACCATCTATTGCATCGCTAATTGATCTAATCTCAATACACGAGCAAAGTCCGTCACTACTGGGCATATCGAAATAGCCGCGCTATTTTTGACTTCTAAAGGATCATGCTCAACCCATTGTCTCATATACATTTCAGTTGGGCTTGCTCTTTGCTGTTGGTGAAGCTTGTGAACCCAAGAACAGGCAGTAAAACCTATTTCCCTATTTGTGATTAAACCCCATTCCCATCTACCAGAGTTGTACAATGTGGTCATCATATCAATTTTGTTTAATCGATCCCAAGTTTGTCTTAGATAATCACCACGACCTGGATATCCTTCTCTATCAGTATTGATACCTGGCACTTCTTTATAAGTTTGCCCGACTATGCGTGTAATAGTTAATCCTTGAATTGCGGCACCAAGAACTCCTTGTGTGGTGTCCCTGATTTGAATTAATCTATTTAACAAACCAGTGTTATCTTCCATTGAGCGAGTCGTAACACGACCAACAATTAAATTCTGAGCTTGTTCCCCAGACATAAGATTAAATCTATCTTTCAGATAGTTCAAATCTTTAAAAATATTGGCACTAGCGTTATCCCAAGCTAACCCACCTAAGTGTGAATCAGCCGCTCCTCGGAAGGTTCCTTTTCTGACGTTTGCATAGCCTAATCTCTCAATAGTTTGAGTAGAGAAAGATGCCATAACCGTAGGATCTCCATAAACATATCTTGTTAATGTGTATTCGATTAACCTGTTGATAAATCTAACCAATTGTCGATCCAACATTAAGCGTTTGGCTTGAATAACTCCATTTTCAAAATCTTCCTCGAATTCCTCCAAATCTTCAGGGTATCCGTTTTTAATGGTTCTCGTATTAAAGGTAATTCCTTCAATATGAGGAGCACCCATCATTTGAATTCTTTCACGAGGATCATGGAATCTTGCCATGCCTTGTGGATCGGCTAGCCAAGGTAGACTAAAGTGTTTCTTAGAACCTGGGCCTGGTGCGGGTCTTTTAGTCATTAACCCCATCAACATAGGTTCCCATTCTTCATCAAAAAATTGAATTGATTCAATGTATCTCCTGTATAACCAAGTTGGAATTAAGTGAGGTTCCGTTAAATTTGACCAATCAAATGACATTTTATGGAAGCACCTCTGCTTTTGGATCTACAAATACTAAACCAGCTTCGCCTGGAACGGTTTCCTCTAACCATTTGCCTAGTGAATAACCACTTCCACTTTGTGTGCCAGGGCCTCCTTGTGGATAGCCTCCGCCATTTGCTGGTAAGCATTTTTCATCAATTTGTGCAGTATAACCAGTTGCCTTATTGAGCATTTTACAAATACCCATTTTCATCAATGTAATCTCTCTTGGGTAGTAATAATCAGGTCTTAAAATTATGTTGTCATTACTGACTCCAGAACTTATTTCCCTAATATCAAGAGAAATTCCAATTGCGTGTTCGGCGCCTGGAGTTGCATTATCATAAGATTTAATTCGTCTTTTCTTGATTGGGGTTCCGATATAACCAGTTAAGGTTGGGTGCAATACACAAGGCTCGCCTAAATCAACATCTGATGCTTCATCCAACCAAAAGCGTCCTTTGCTTAATGATTGAACATGCTCTTTAAAAAAGCTGTGATATGCTGTTCTATAATAATTTGACATTTTTATTTAGCACCTCTTTTTTCAAAGAATTCTTTTGGCATGTTTGCAAAAGCTTTAACATCTCTTTGAGCTTTTTGCTTTTCATCCTCAAGTTCCTCATCTTTAAATTGAGATTTTTGAGCTGTTGAACTCAAATCTTCAACTTGTGCATGAGGAGCACTTTCTAATTCTTTTGCTCTTTTACTAAGAAAATTCTTTACTTCCTCAAATTTCTTATCATCAGCAATAGAATCACGGACTTTCATGCGATATAATTCTTCCATATCTTTACCATCTAATTCAATCAAGTTATTGATAACTGGTTCGACTTCTTTCATCTTAATTTTTTCATGCAACTTGTCGATTATGATTGACTGCTCTTTTACCTTGTCATTTAATTCCAAGATTTGTTCAGAAATTTCGTCTTTTTCAGTTCGTTCTGATTCAATTTCTTTTTCACTGTCTTCTATTGTTTTCTCCAAAGTTACAATTTTAGATTCTAATTCCTCTAAAATTTTATCCTTTTTAGTAAGCTTTTCCTCTAGTTCCCGTATGGACTTCATTAATTCTTGTTCATACTCATCTTTTTCTTCTTCAGGCATATTATCACTCTCGTTTAATATATCAATAACCTTGCATTCTTTACACGCTGGTGTAGGTGTTAAAGAATGCTCTATTACATCAAAATGTATTGGACTCTCGTCTGGCCCGTACTGTCTAAATCTGAGAGAAATCTTTATTGGTTTATTTAGTTCATCTCTTTTTTTTATGATATTTCTCACATCAAGATGTGCTTGAGTGTGACCATAAACTTGGTATTTACTAAATATATCTCCTTTTTCAACATGAGATTCCAATACGCGTCCAAAAATGTGAGTGGATTTAGTAAATTCTGGAATAATAGGATGTTCATGTCTCCAAATAAGTGGTTTTCCCGGAGAATCATTTGAAATCCTTTCCAATCCTTTTTCACAAACAAAATCCTTTGTTATAGATCTTGCAGTAAATATGAATTTGTCTTCGGTTTCTTCAACATCTTCCAATGCAAAATCTACAATTAGATCTTTTCCACTCATTTTATCACCTTACTTTATATATATTTTTATAGTTTATAAATATGTTCATTAAAAACGTAATATTGAGTTAAACAAATACCTATTAGTTAATTCTCTAATATCAAACTGGTGTTGCTTTATTTTGCCTGCCATTCCACTGTCTATATTTCCTGGACAAAGTGGTGTATCACAAGTCATAATTATTTCTCCTTGTGAATAATGGAATGCATGCATTTTCTTTGCACAAAACTTACATGGAAATAATCCATCTAATTCTTTTAACCAAGTTTTATCTGTTGCCCATGAATCGTCCCATGCTAATGATAAAGAATTTTTAACCTTATCTTGTCTATATTTAAGATATTTGTTAGCGTCTTTAAAACTTGAAATTTTCTTATGTCCCAGTTTCAACACCTCTATACACTTTTTGCATAATCTTCATACACCTTTCTTATTGATTTTATTATTTTTTCCCACGCAAATACAAATGTGGATTTTAATATGGATTTTCTTCTTTCATGAATAGGCCCAAAATTAAATATATGAGTTTTTCCTGCTCTTGTTGTTTTAGCTCTTGTTGTTGAAGATTTTGGTATTTCAAATTTTAACACGTTTTTATCTATCTTTATTGTTGTGTTTGCTTTCATAAGTCCAGATAACTCATGAACATTTGTATGACCAGTTCTTATCTTATATCTTAAGTAATTAGCTTCGTAAGGATCTCCTCTTGGTGGAATACCAGTTGTTTTCATTAATCTCCTCATTTCTGCGGCATCTTTAACTGAATATAAATCTGTTAAATTATTAACATATATTTTAGCCCATAAAACATTTAAAAGATGTCCTTTAGCCGCATCCAAAGCATCCAATTTTGGTTTACCTGATTTAATCACTTCAATAAATTTTTTTGCTTGTTGTAAATCCATTCTTACTTTAACTATAATAATCAGCTCCTTTTTTTGGCTCTTCATCTAAAATATCTAAATTAAGTCTATCTTTTAGTTTTGCTGTTGCCTCTATTTGATCAGCTATCCATGTTGCTATTGCAGATACGCTTTCATTCAAAACTTTAAAACAAGTATTAAAATGTTCGCATCCTTGACATTCAAATTTGTCCTTTTCCCTCATACATCCAAGTAAATTTTCAGCAATATCTTCAAAAACTTTTATATTAATTATTTCTGCTGGTTTTTTATGACCCATTTCCCTTATATTCACTTATGTTTATTAATATCCAATTAATTCTTTTACACAATAAATTAACTGAATTTTTAATAGATTTTATTATATCTCCTTTAAAATTATTAGCCATTGCGTCATAGAAATAAGAAAGAACATAATCGTATTCTCTTTCCAATTCTTTCGATATTCGTATTACAAATCCTATATCAACTGTTTTACATCCAAGCAGTTCATTCATTACTGCTTTGTTAAAATCAATCTGTTTTAGTTTTTCTTGATTGATTATATTCCACAAGTCGCTCTTTAGCGCTTCTTTGAGTTTCTCTTTCAGATGGTTGTTTTTGGGCAAGTGCCTCAACCTTTTTGTTTTCATTTTGAGGTAGTTCGTCTAAAAATCCAAATGCGGATTGTGCGGCTTTCCTCATTTCATTTACATCGTTCCAAACTCCTACCATTGCTCCAAGTTGTATTGATTGCATTAACTCTAAAGTTGTTTCTAATCTAAGAGGACTCCAATCAATTTCAATTTCATGTGGAGACACATCGTTTATTCCATGATAAGGCAATAAACAAAAAGCGTAGAAATTTGTTAATATTAATTCATATTTTCTTCTTATACCTTTTATGAATCTTAACCAACTTTCTTGTAAGATTCTTGAAGTTGCTAATTCAGATCCTCGTGCTTCTCTCATGCCCATGGAACCGAATATAGTATACATTATTTGTTTATCTAGTTCTTGAATGTAGATGACATAAATTTCTGAACTTCTTGCAGTCTGTGTTTCTAATGTTTTCATTTCCATTTCCCCTGGAATGGAAACTCCACCAAAATTTGTGATTTGTCTTATAAATTGTTTTCCATTGTCTAAAGCCGCTTGCATTTTATGGATATCAGTTGGATAAACATTTGATCTTGGGTCTCCGACTGATAATATTACGAATGGTGCCCAATGTTTTTGAGAATATTTTCTCATAAACCAGAGAATCCATCTTTTATAAACGATATAATGCAGAGCATTAGCAATTGGAGGTTTTTTGAAAAATCTTCCAAATAAAATCACATTTGGTTCATCTGCTAAATGTATTTGTTGTTCCTCATATTCACTTTGTAACGTGTCGCTGTAGGTGATTTTCCCAGGTTCTCTTCCCCAATCTGATTTGTATCTAAGATAATTGTCTTTTCCTGCAGATCTGTAAAAATTCTTTTTTGTTCTATGGTAGTTGTATTTTGGAACGTGTTGTATGAATTTTCTGTAACCCATTACAGGATCTTCACGAACTTCAATCGTTTTAGGATCTAATCTTTGTATATCAACGTTTTCATATTCAATGCTTCTATCAGTTCTCCATGCGAACATGCTATAAACTATTGAATCGTACCATGTTTCTATTATCCAGTCTTCTACTGTTTGTCTTTTTACATTTATTCCTCTGTTCCATCTTTTAATGATATCAATGGCTTCTTGTCTTTTATCACATCTAACCCTAGGCCCATCTCCTACAATAACAGAACCAGTTATTTCAGTAAATGAGACAGCAACTGAATCATTCCAAAAACCTTCTTCAAGATTTTTGTATGTTGGTTTTATCATGACTTTTCTCAATTCTTTCAAGTCTTGATCTAAGTCAAACGAATCACTCCCGATTGTTGCCAATATGGCTCTTTTGCTTGGCCAGAATTCTTGTTCTGGATCTACTGTTTTTCTAATAGGCATTTCCTTTAAAAAATTTCATTAATTCTTTTAATATTTTTTCCCAATATATATTTTTTCCATTTTGTAAAGATGTAAAATCTATTGGTTCAATCATTACGAAGTCAAATGTAAATTCTTCAACGATTGGTTCGTCAAGTTTTATACAGGGAATTCCATCAACTTCTATAATTTCAACATCTTTTTTTTTAGAATCCATAGCTGAGTTTTACTCCTCTAATTTTTAATTTATCTAAATATGTAGGTCTTCTTCTATGTCCCCAACATGATAAAGCAAGCGCAATAACTCTATCATCATGAAACGATTGTGTCCCATATTTTATATAATCTGTACCTGGAAGTTCATCACATTCAAATCTTAACAATTCTTCTCTTAAGTTTCCTATTTCTGGTTCGCTTGCTGGCGGTATTTCAATTCTGTTTTGTGCAAATGTTTTTATTAAATTTCCTATCAATTCAGGTTTTGTAATTCTTGAGATTATAAATCCTTTTTGATTTTGTCGATTGTCAAAAATTTGAGTTCTTACTGGTATTCCATTCGATCTACGAAGATTTTCAAGATCTTCTTGCAATTGTTCTACTAAAGGATCTCCTAATCCAGTAGCATCTGGTACTATCCATGTTGGATTAAAAACTTGAATAACTTTTAATAATTTATCTCTAATATATCTATATGTTTTGTGTTCATCATATTCACCAGCAACTGACATTCCAAAATCAAGAATTATTCTTCCAGATTTTTTGTCTAAATGTGTGATATAAAAGCAAGAAGCGTCATGTTTTCTTCCATAATCAACACCGAGGACATAATCAATGTCTCTTCTTGCTCTAAAGATATTTTTTAATTTTTTATTTGTACATGCTTTAAGCCATTCTCCTAAGAAAACCATTGATGCGTCAGAAATGATTTCTCCTAGGTATTCTTGTCTTGCCGTTGGACTCCAACCTGCTTCATCAAGCAATTGCTTTACGTACCATTTAGGTCGAAGACCATCATTCCAAGCGTCTACGTATGGAGTTGCGAATAGTCCAACACCGTATTTATAATCAAATGCTCCACACATTGGACATTTGTGCATATCTTCAATAGGCATTTTTCCATTTGGAAATCTGTCTACATTAAATGCGGCTTGTGGGAATCTTTCTCCACATGCTTTACAAATTATATCACGAGTTTCTAATCCTTTGTAATAATATTCTATGAACTTTCCTTTTGGGCCTTTTGGAGTGGAAAGCATTATCCATCTTTCACCGTGAGTAACTGTTGGCATTGCAGATTGAAAAATGATTTTTTCATCCATCAAATGAGCTTCATCAACGAATAAAAGGTCGTAAGTACTACCTTCAATTCCATCTGTACAGGGCCAACATTCAACATAACTACCATTTGTAAGTTCTAAGTAGTCGACTCTTACGCTTTTAGGAATCACATAATCCCAGAAAATAGAGTGTTTTAAGATTTTCTTGATTTTATTAAACAATTTTTTAGATTGTTTCTCAGTAGCCGCAATAATTCCAATTGCGCAACCAGGTTTTATAACTAAGAGAGAACTTGCTGCGTATGCGCAACCAAGAGTTTTTCCTGTTTGGCGAGGCCAAATCATTACAACTCCTCTTGGAATTTTCTCGACTTCGTCAAAATCATATTGACTTAAAGGAAATCCAAATTGAATAGAGTCAATTGCGTCTTTTTGAGGCTGTGTTAATTTGATAGGACGAGAACGATTCTTTTCTTCGTGAAAAAATCTCTCAATAAAACTAACTGCCCTGAACATTACATCGTCTATTCCTTGTAACTCTTCGAGGACTTCCACTTATTTAACATCTCTTCTCTTTTATCAGGATCGACTCCTAAAACTTTAACGATTAGTTTGGCTTGAAGTTTAAGTTTTTCTTTTTCAGCCTCTTGTTGAATTTCTCCTCCTCCCATTTTCCACATATCGTCTAAGAAGTGTCTCATTTCTGTAATCCATTTTAAGAGTTGTGGGTGCATGTATGTCTTTTGACCTATGATGTTTCCTTCTTCGTCTATGAGTTGGTCTATTCTTTCATCTTTAAGAAGTTTATTTATGACATCCTGTACCATCTCATATCCTTTTGTCATCTCCAGAGCGATGTTTTTTAGGAGGGTGTCTTTATCACTATGCTTATCTAGTGGATAATTCTTTTCCTTTTCAACTATTTCGTTTTTAGTTTCCATAATCCTAAGTGTATAATGTTGTATTCATTTATAAATATGATAGGACATGTTTAAATATTTAAAAATTATAACATAAGTAGAGTATAAAAATTTATACGAGTTGATTTTAATGAAAATGGTAGGAATAAAAATGAGTGATGAGCTACACAAAGAATTTAAGAGTTTTTGTCTTATGAGGGATACGAATATGTCAGAAGAATTAAGAAGTTATATAGTTTTTTGTGTGGGTGAGATGAAAAGACGTAAAAAAGAGGTATAATTTTTAAAAATTCGAACCAAAAGTGCAAAAAAGTCGTAAAAATGTGGCATTTTGTTTCAAAAAAGTAAAATAAGTTTTAAATTTGTAAAACCCCATAGTCGGGGGCAAAAATCTCATTTAAATATGAATTTGCTGGTAAAGAGATGGGGATGAGAAGTATGAAAAGACAGAGTTTTAAATTTGTAAAATCCCTATAATACTGGGGGGGTGCGACAAATTTGAAATGAATTCTAAATAGATAAAATTAATTTTAGGATCGGTTTATTAATTTCATATTCTTGAAAATCAAATTACAAAAAATTTTATGGTGTGGGGGTTTAAGGCGACTCGCCCAGGTCTCTCAAACAAAAGCATGCTTACGTATAAAATTTCAACGTTTTCAAGATTACGTGATCATTTTCGATCATGTATTATAAAAAAAGAAAAAAAAATATTTGAATCCGATCAAATAAATGATCGGAAACTAGCATTTGATTATCATAATTGATCATCTATTTTTCAGATTTCTCAATCATTTCGATCAAATATTTCATTAATTTATCATTTTGACTAGCTAATCTGATCAATTTCGATATCTTGAAAACTAGTTTTTTATCATTAGTTTTCTTAATTTGATCTTTCGAAATATTAGATTCTTTCATAGTTTTTTCGAATTTCGAAAAATTCTTGTAGATATATGATCGAATCTTTGATTCAGATTGATCTTTCAATTTGACGTTTTCGATCATTTGAATATCATTTAAGATCAAAATTCCGATCAATTCTGATCTTTTAGCGATTTTTTTCGACGTCTTTTGATTAAGATCGTCATATAAATCATTGATCTTAGTCATAGGAATATCAATTTTGATCATGAATTTGATCAAATCCGTTTGACGTTTTTTCGAAAATGATATCCATTTTGCATCAAATTGACTAGTCTTTATGATATTTTCGATCTTTTTATTCATGTTATCGATCATCTCATAGAGATTTTTGATCACACGTTTATCATTCTTGATCATTATTATTCATTATTCTGATCATTTTGACGATCAAGATCGATCGTTTTAATGATCATTTTTGATCATTGCGAGAATTTAGAAACGTGAATCAAGATACTAGAATGAATTATCGTTTATAAAGATTTCGATTTGAGAAGCATGAGCCGGGGTCACAAAAGTGTAAAAACATCACTCGAATTTTAGTGATTTTTAGGACATTAAAAAAAAATTCGCACTCGAAAAAATCACATAGAGAAAAGACGTACGCTTACGCCATCGCACTCCCTCGTCCATTCTACAAATGTCAATCTCTTCCTGACAATATTTATTTGACAACTTGCTACTTACTATAATATCTCTCACATCAAAAAATAGAAAAATTTATAAATGATTATTCCTACTATTAATATAATAAGAGTTCAAATAAAATTCTCTTATTTTAAAAAATTATGAGCATGAATAAAAAAATGTCATCATATAATTGGCCAGATATTAAAAACATAAATTCTCAGCATACAAATTCGAATATCGAGGCAATCCTAAGAAGACTTGATGATATCTACAAACTAGCTCCGGAATCCATCAATGCTCTCACAAATATCATTCTCGCTGACATCAAGAAATTCCAAAAGCGAATAGAACTAGCTGATAAATCTGATGTTGATATATGGCAAATCTCTAATATGCCAAGATTTATCTATCGACAAGTAAAAAATAACAATCCTAGAATCACATTAGAATATATCAACGCGTTAATAGGAGGACAAATCTTAAATCCAAATAGCGTATACATCGAAAGAGCAACACGAATATTAAAGCAAAAGGAGGAAACAAAATGACTAACCATGAGATTTTATACAAGGAAAAAACAGCAAAATTTTCATTACCTAAGCCGCTAGTCTTGTCTCTACTTTTCATGGCGAATGAATGCATGTCAAAGATTTACGAAGAGAAATATATGGAATCAGGAAAAGCATTTTATCTCAATGTTGCTGAAAGATATGCTAATAAATTAGACAATCTAAATAAATGCGTACAAATGATAAGATTGTAGGTGAAATACATGAGTGAAGAAGACAAGAAATTTATGGCACAAAAATTAGAGATACTAAGATATATCACGCCTCTAATCGACGTTCCGTTGAAATACAAGAAATCGGTTCTTACATTATTAGAATTAACAACGAATCTAAAAGATAACGTTCAATTATCCACGCGTTTAGAAGAGCTGTATGGAATCTACAAAGCTTTTTATAAACACGTGCAGGGATTACGTCAAATGGAGCATTGTCTTGAATGCATGTCTCAAATCAAATACATAGCGAATCATTTCCAAATCGAATTTAACACAGAATTTATTATAAACATGTGAGGCGATTATGTTGAGAATAAACCAAATCTTAAATCACGAGAGATCTTCTTGCGCGTTGATCTCTCACATTTTTTATATAAAACAAAATTATAAATTGGAGGAAAAATTATGGATTTTATAAGAGTTTGTAATTTAATGACCATAACTTCTAAGCGAGCTACTGGAACAAATATAGAACAACAACTAGCTATGCATGCTTTAAATGGTATTATGCCTGAAGTTTTCACAGATCTTTACGAGATAACAAGAAGGAATCTCCATCTTGATAAAAAACAAATACTAAAAGAGATACAAGAATTAATCGACGATTTCGATAACGACAAGCCTACACAATGCGAAGAATGTCCACTAGCCGCTCTATGCCGAGGTGAAAATTGTGATTAAATTAGACAATCTAAATGAATTGGAAGGAATGGAATTTGTCAGAATTGAATCCTACAAGAATTATATATACGCTGTAGGAAAATTCTATGACAACGGAAAAGATACATACAAATACTACACAATTCAATGCTACAGGAATTCAACGATCACAATTCAGCCTCTCTCTTTTTTTGTTGATGAAAATCACATAAAGAGATTAACGCTACTGCAATTTGTAGATGAACAAACACGCGTTCATATAAATCCAATAAAAAATGAATGGAGGTGGCGAAATGCCGAATGAAATTGTTTGTCCAAAATGTTTGAATCGTCCAACTAAAGAGAGAGAATCACGTGAGGTTATACACATGCACGAGAAAACATTTTGTATGCGCATTCGAGAGAGATACTGGACTTGCTACGAATGCGGAATAAAATACAAGCAAAGAACTTTGTTTAGTGAAATTGGATTAGTTAAAGAAGACAAATTATTTGAATTGGAGGAATAAAAATGTCAGATGGAAGAATTGCTTTTATAACACATTTAAAAGAATACATAGATTTCGAAAAAATATGGAAGCATTCTCAAGAACTTGTAGATAAGGTTGGTGAGATTCTCGACCAAGTAATATCCGTACAAAACCATTTATATGGATTAAAAGGAAACAAATTCATAGAGGGATTTGGATTAGAATCACAATATAAGTGGGCAGCCAAATATTTAAATGACGCATCTGATCAATTGGAAAAGCTTCAAAACAGCTTAATAGATGAGTTTAATAGAATACATGCATTAGAATTGGAGGAAAAAAATGACAAAGAAAAATGAACCAAAAGGGCCCGCAATAGTCCGTTTCTTGTCAAAGAATATCAACAGACGAAGTCCTACAATGGAAGATATTAAGGGCGTGATTCTAGGAGAAAACAAAGAATGGAAGCAATGTCCTAAATGTCATGGATACGGAGATTACTTTGATAAAAATACCAAAACTTATAGAAATTGTACTTGCGAAAACGGATTGGTGAGACGTGAAGAATAAAATGTATATTAAGAACAGTCATCCAGCCTTTTATGGATTCGAGAAATTGGAATTTCATAAATGCGATGCTGAGATACAAAACAACACTATTCTGGTGCTACATTATCTACAAACGGAAAGGAGCAGGACTAAGAAACTACAGGCGTTCTTTCTGGATGATTTAGTATCAACAGATTCAGTCGAGATTGTAGGAACATTAGCACAATTAGATATACCAATTACATATACCAAGGGTGATTAAATGTACTATTTCGAACACAAAGATGAAGAAGAACAACAACAGAGATTCAAACGTGATTATTTCAAATGTATAATCGAATTGGATAATTGGTACATGGAAGAATTAGACTTACAGCCTAAAAAGATACGTAAGAAAATTATAGCAACGAACGCTATTTACAAAATGACTTTAGCACGAAGAAAAAACTAAAAAAATAGGGACATGCGTGCGTAAGCATGTCCTAAAATTCTTTTTTTTTATTTTGATGTTAATAATTTAGCCTCTTTAACTTCACATTCTGCTTCATACAATAAATTGAATATGTCGTCAAATATATCTTGCTCATTCATTTCAATGGACATTTTCAATGCCACATTAATCACTTGACTTATTTTTATATTTTGTTGCGGATAAATCGACACTCGTTTTTTGTTCAATGGATTCTTGTAGATTAAATCTTGATTGCCTATAACGGTTCCATGAGTAAAAGCAGTCCAGCCATCCCATTCATCTTGTAAATCAATACAGTTTTCTTTGAATTGGTGATAGAATTTATGCATAAATTCATCGCCACGTTTATAGATCTTCACTATTCCGCCTATGTTGAGATTATTAGACATAACCTTGCAATAACTAACTACATCTCTTTGTATTATTATTCTACGATAATAATTCACATCTACATAATTATGTGCCATCTCTTTGATAATCTCTCGCAAGAAATCTTTTGAACGTTTTATCTTTCTTGCTCTGACTTCACTTAAAAGCACTCTGTATTTTTTCAATGTCTTATCAATCTCTTCCAGCACTCCCAAATTGCCTAATTTCTTTTGTAGTTTTTGTATTTGTTTGCCAATGCTTTTGGCTTTCTTGCTATTGCCGTGATAGTTCTTCTTGTTCTTTTTCAAAACTTTTATATCTCTAACAATTTCTAATATCTGTCGTTTCAAATCTATGTACTTCCTTTTCTGTTTCATCAAGTAAGCGATTAATCTATGTAAAGCATGACTATTTGGAATAAATTTTAAGACATCTTGAAAGAACTTCCTGAAATATTTGTTTCTAACATCATCGTCTTTTATTTTGCTACATTTATCAAGATATAAATGTCTCGCATCAATATCAGCAATAAAGAAATCCATGTCATTCTCACCAGTTTCATATACACATTGATTTATTATATTGCCACCTCGAATCCATCCAGTCTCTCCAAAATATTGTTGATGATGAAAACTTGCATAAACTTTGTAATAATTGTTTTTACTTGTCTCTTTAGAAACAATTTTTTTCTTATTGATATATCTAGGTTGTGGATAATATAATTGGTAAGAAGTAATGGCAGTATTAGTCATTTCGTAATTTCCTATTGGATCATGAATTTGTCTATCTGATAACCCCTTAATTCCTAGTTTGTGGCAAAATATCCTAAAGTTTCTTATATAATTTTGTTGAATATCCGGATTGCTATGATAAGGAAAAACAAAATCTACATCACAACACTCATCTTCTATTTGTAATTTTTCTTTATACAAATTATCTTCAACATCATCAAGAAACCCTGTATGAAACCATTTCTTTGGAGCTAAATAATCGTACTGAATCCATACTTTGTTCCTTATTTGTCCTTGTTTGACAATGCGTACATGCTTATTGTTCTCCAATTTCTTAATGAAACGTTGATATCTCTTTGGTCTAACTGAAATACAGGCAAATAAGAAGTCATTAAGATCTATTGTAGGGGTTTCATCACAATAATCAAATGCCATCGGAACATGTCGCATTATCTTTCCACTGTCAGCCCATATCTTATTGTCATTCAATTGTTCTCCATATCGTTCTTTTAACACAAAATCTTCATATTCCTTGCGTTTCTTTTTCATCCAGAGTTTAATCTTGCTGTTCTTTACGGAATAGTTATTATTCTTAATGTGTTGAATAATATGTTTATCTATGGAACAATCATCTAAGAAATTGTTAGTTGTCTTGATTTGTTCTTCTAAATCAATTTCATAATCACCACTTATTCGCCATTGTTTCTTTAAGAAACGAGCATATTCTTCCATGCTCATTACGCCTGTAGGTCTATTCATTTGTTGTTTGTTTTCGTTTATTTTCTCTTTTATGTATCTGATATATTCCAAATGATCGACCAGTTCAAAAACATCTTTTGCTATCTTTTTCTGCTTGTCTAATTCTTCTACTAATTCTCTGTTCCAAAGTGTTTCAGAATCCACTTGAATTTCTATTGTTTTTGTTTTAGCTGTTATCTTCTTTCCATCCCAACTTCCTGGGACAATCCTCGTAGCCACTTTCACTTTCTCTGTTATTGTATAATTGCTCTGAATCCATTGTGGAATCTCTTCACAAATAGTCTTATTATCTTTTGTGATTATCTCGCATTTCTGAAGGCAAGTAATCGCATTCTCCACAATCTTCTGAAAAGCTGGAGTTCTTTTTTTGTCATGATATTCTTGTTTAAGAATTTTGTTTAATTCTTTTTTGACCATGAGCTGAATGTGATCAATACTACATTTCCTAAGAAATCTGTTGCTTGAACGCATGTTAAATAGACCAAAGAAATCATTGGACTTTCTAACAGTATTAGTTCTAATGTACTTATAAATAATAGCATTAATAGTCTTTTTGTTTCCCTTCATCACTTGGTCGCATAATCTGTCAAGAAGCGTTGCGTCCAATTTGAGCATTTTTAATTTAAAAACAGTATTCAATTTTAAGCTTGTTAAATCCATTAGTGTGTTACCACCTCTGTAATCAACCCCACCACTTCCCCATCCTTTGTTTTATAATTTATATACATAATTATTTCAACACAAAATCTTTTTTGTTATATCTATCCAACTTTTCTTCATCTGTTAGTTTCTTATATCTTGTCAATAAATCTCTAACAAAATAAATAAAGAGTGTATCCATCGTTGTTTCGACAACATCTGCTACTGTATCTAAAACAGATTGAAAAACACTTGGATAATATCTGTTCAATTTATTTAATGCTTCAATTAATCTCATTTTTAATCCTCCATCCAGTCGCACACAACATTTCCGTCTTTGTCAATTCTCCAGCTTGGGCACGCTATATACTTTTCTAATGTGCCAATAATATCTATCGCTGTTGCTCCTATCTCATTGTTATCAGTTTTATCCATTATGAACTTAGCCATGTCACGAATATCATCAAGATCTGCTTTGTCGACTGGAATTACAATTTTATTATCATTCATGTTTCATCATATAAATTTGTTTTCTATATACTAGTAATGAAGCATTCTTTATAAATTTTTCGATCACCAGTTTAATGAGATCTTTCAAGGATTTAACCGAAATTCAAAAATCTTAAAATCCTAAGATATATTTTTTAAATTCGGAAAATAGATTTGATGGAATGATTCCCAAGTCTCACAGATTTGCTCGTTTTTTTCTCGAATATATAGATTAAGAAAAGTAATTTAATAAAAACAATTTTAATTAACATAAATAAAAATTTGGAGGATTTAGTATGCCAGAAAAAAAATTGACCAATCAACAGATTTTGGATAGGACGAAGGCAAAGAGCTATATTATGTTGCCACAAGATCACATCGTTAAAGTCGTCTCACAATTGAATGCGGAGCAACAAAAGAAATGCTTTGGAAACGAAAAAACATTAAAACCACTCAACCCAGTACAAGCGGCAGGTATCCTAACTGTCGTAGAGGGATTGGATAAAATCGATCCACGACCAATTAGCAAGATTCCTATTGACGACCAAAGAAAAATAATCAAAGAGCAATCCGCAAAAAACGACGCTGTCAAGAAATTCTTGGAAGAAAACGGCTATTGGGAGCAATCTCAAATACTTAAGGAAACTACAGTTGCTGGTGATTTCAGTCCATCCGGACTTTGGTCTGTTATTGACGATATGATTGCTGACATGGATTTCAGCAGACCAAAAGAATAAACACAATAATTTAATTTTTTTTTTCGTTGATGTATCCTCTACAAAGTAAAAGTAACATAAAAAACAAGAGGGAAATATTATGAGCACACCAGAATTTAAAGACCTTTTTAATAAAGATGTCTTAAAGGATTTTGTTAAGAAACGAACAAAAGAAGCATTCACAGAAGTAGATAAAGAACTAAAAAAGTTTGTAGATTTTTTCGAAAGTGAGGGAAAATGTCACAGAGGAGAAAAAGTATTTGGATGTTATCGTAGAGATGTAATAGCATTCACGGAACTTCTTATTGGAAAGAAACTTCCAATGCCACAAGACTATAATGGGGCTTGTATCAAAAACGGGGAAACTGGAAAGAAATTATATCTTGTTACTAAATCAAAACATTATATAGATCATCCAACTGATATTCTCACAGTATTAGATGCCAGTGGAAATGAGAGGGAATTAAAGAAAACTCCTACTCCAGCCACAGATGAAGAAATAGACAAATTTTTTGAGGATTTTAAAATTACAAAGGAAGTAGTACGTTCAATATTCAACTTCTAATATTTTTTTTCACGAGATTGGTTGTAGTTCGACAGCGACTGTTAAATAAGAGAGGATCGACAATATGAAATATGACAAATTGCCAACAATAAAAAGGAACAGTTGCCGAACAATGGAACAAAACGGGAGGTTCGACCCCTCCCAATCTCATCCTAAAGCAAAAGTGTATAACTATGAAGTTTTACAGAATATTTTTTGACAAAATAATAGAACATTTCTCAAAATTCGAAACATTAACAGATTTTGAATTAAAAGAACTATTAAAACAAGCATTTGATGAAATGCAATCATGATTGAAATATTGTCTTGGATTAGCACTTTGTTTTTCTTTATAGGTGCGTATATTTATTCTGGTAAGAAACAAAAATATCCAAGAACTAGAATGACAGGATTTATAATATATTGCGTTGGTGGAACAATTTATATTTACATAAATTTATTCATGCAGTTTAATTTAGCGTTTGCTTCTTGTCAAGTTGTATTTAATATACTTGACATACGAGCAATATATCATTGTTGGAAAGAAATTAAAGAACAAAAACAATAAAATGTTAGTAATAGAAGTTATTTTATGGATTGTTATTTTAATAGGATACGGAGCATGTTTATTTGGATTTTATGTAGCAATCTGGTCTTATAAACAAGGAAATGATGATTGGGTGTTACCATTATTTCTTACAAGTCTTTTATTATTATGTGTTATATTAACACATATAAGACTTACAATAGACTTTGACCAATTATATAAAATATTATACACGGAGTTGTAAAAATGTTATCATATATGAATATGTTTGATGTTGAATCAACAGAAGAATATCATAGGTATCATACTAAATGGCATAAAAACTGGCGTGATTATCAAAGAGAAACAAAAGAAATTAACACTAAAATAGAGTGGGAAAAACGAATGGAATCCACTTACGATAATCTAAAAACATTTATTAATTCCTTAAATTTACGATTATACATTCGTATTAAACGCAAATTTTTTCATTACAAAGAATTCAAATACAAAATTTTTATTACAAGAAATAAGAAACTAATTAAATCAAAATTACATAAAATAATAACAAGGGCTCTTAGTGTTACTGGACGAGCATACTCATCAGATGTATGAGAGGGGTTGGTTCGATTCCAACAGAGCCCATCCAAAGGTGTAAATTATGAAAATTTTGGAACAAAATGAACAAAGCACATTAGAAGTGCTTCTTCGTTTCACAAAAGAGGAAATGAAACTATTCTTAAACACTGTAGTAGATTGTGCAAAACCTGCAAACTGTAGTTATGAAGATTACAAAGAAATAATAAAAACAAAATCTCCTTCAAGTGAATTCGAAGAAATATTACAAAAATTATACTCGTTAGTAGAATAAAGTGAAAAAATCATGTCAAAAGTAATGACATTAGGAGATGGATTCTCCAAAAGAAAAGAGCTTCAGTCCGAGTTTATGACTTGGATTAATAGATTGCGCTTAAGTGGTATGGAAACAACTACATACCGAGTCGAAGATATTAATGACAAGGAAGATAAAGCATTACCTGGCTCCCTTAAGAAGTTCACACGAATTTACTCTGTTGAAGAGTGTCTTGAAAAATTAAAACAAATTTTAAAAGAGGATCGTGAACTTGCTCTAAGAATTTCTCTTACTAATCAACAAGCCAAAGCCACAATGATTGATCTTGAAGGCAAGGAAGTGGAATTAACAATTCCGGAATTAATTGTTCTTAAAAATGAGATCTCACCAAAATTGGAAGAGATTGAAAGAAACATCCCCACTCGTGCTAAAGGAGTAGAAATTCTGGAAGATGATGACGACCACATCAAATGGAGAGAAATACAAGTAGTCAAAGAAAAAGAAAGAGAAATTACCGACAAAGGATTTCAACGAGACATTATAAAGATTAAGGGTTATAATATGAAAGAGTACATGGATTATGGATACACAGAAAGATCGTTATGTGATCGAACAGACGCAATAAGAGCATGGCAAACTCGTTTGAAAGAAGCAATAAATGAAGCTAATAAAACTCCACTCGTAAATCTCGGGGCATAAGATCAAAATGGACGGAATTAGTAGTTGTAGAAACTACATAAGAAAAAGGACAAACAGAAAAGTGTCTATCCAGTCTGGAAACTGGTTCGTACAGTTGTAGAAAAAGATAAAATATAATATATACATTAAAAATTAAATGTGTATAAATTAGCGACTTTGTTCGCATTAGGCTGGGCTCTACTAAGCCCACATAACCATGATTAGATTATGCCCCATTTTTTTTATTAAAGGCAGGCTGGTAAAAATCCCACTACGAAATTTTTATTGGAGAATCAACAATGAATTCTAAGACAAAATAAAAAAATTGGAGTTCGGGAAGGAGGTTCGATTCCTCCACTGCCTATCCATTGTATCTAATATTTTAGAACAACAACAAATTTAAAGAGAAAAATGAGTAGAACAGGAGCAAAGGTATTTGCACTAGTTCTTCTTTTTGTAACTGTTGGAGACATAGTTGGTTGTGTTGTATGGAATGTTTGGAATTATAACACAAATATTTATTCATTTCAAAAGAAAATGGCTAATCTCGACAGAGCAACAACTACAAGCGATTTAAAAGAAGCTGGAGATTACTGTATGGAAGTATATGATTATATTAAAAAATACAAAGGTAATCCAGACTGGTGGCCCTGGAAAACAAAAAGAACGGACTGGGATGATATCAAATCAGATTTTAAATCAGTAATTGATGACGCTTACGAAGCGCATAATCGCAGTAGTCCGGGAGACGATGCATATCAAGAAGCATTAAAAGTGTTTCGTGAGAAAATAGATGGAGTAGATGAAGACGACAAAGGATTATATGACCAAATAGATGAAAACTTTGATCTTGAATTGTATAAAGAGCAATGGCCTATTTTATGGTTCTTTTGGCTAAGTATTATTATTCTTATAATTGTAACTTTAATCGCATTAGTTATAGCATTTGATTCTTATTACTGATTTGTTAATTTTAACCCTTTTTTTTTCTTTTATTTGTATCACGATTATTGGTAATTATTATGATAGATTCACAAACAATTTGGCAATCCAAACAGAATCATCCGGAATTGGTAGTTGAAGACATTAAAAAATTGTTTAATCTTTCCGACAAGGAATGTGAACAAATAAGATTTATTCTTATGAATCGCGGCATTAATAAATGGTTGTATGCGAGACGATTGTTTATAAAACTAAAACATTCCGTTAAAAAAATAAGAAAGATAGCAATTTCTGATTATGGTCATAAACATCCTCTTGTTAAAGAGATTAAGAAAATACAAGAGAAAATGCAAAACATTGCTAAATTGCCCCGTTGGATAGAATGGGGAGATCACGTTCATAAAAACATGAAACAAAATGAGAAAGACATAATTATAAAAGGTAAACATTGTTAAAATTAGAGGTAAAAAAATGAGTCACGCAACTGTGTTGATAATAAGCAAGAAAAATGATGAAGACACAATCCAAAAAATGATGGAACCCTATTGGGAACTGGATTTAAGTCGTGAAGATCTTAAAGAAGATCCAAGAGCTGTTTTTGTTGAAAAATTTAAAGCAAGAGATCTTCAAACTAAATTTGAAAAATGGGTTAATAAAATGCTTTTACGGATTTCTAAAACTCAACTTCAAATAAAAAACAAAGATTTTGAAGAGTTAAAACAAAGACCGTTCATAAAAGACATGAGTGACGAAGAAATAGTTAAAAAACTAGAAGAACAAATAGAAGAGGACAAAAAAATATTAAAATCTTATAACACATCCATAGAATGGGTAGATGAATGGCACGGATATTATTTAAACAAAGAAGGCATAGCATACGGATATTATATTAATCCTAATGATAAGTGGGATTGGTACCAAATCGGAGGACGATGGGCTGGAATGATTAAACTCAAAAAAGGAGCAGAAGGAGAAATTGGAGAAAAATCTTTTATGTTCAAAGGAAATCCTTATGAAGATGGTGGTGTTGATTCTGCTCAAGTTAAAAACATAGATGAAGAATGTTTAAAATCACTCATTACTTATGCTGTTCTTGATGAAGAAGGATGGCATGAAAAATCCAGAATGGGATGGTGGGGATGTTCTCAATACGACAAATACTGCTGTGTTGTAGAAGAAATTAACATTCATGAAATACTACATCATTTTAAGCATGATTATTTTGGAATAAATCACACATGGAAAGGATATAGTAATGAATATGTTGAATTGTTCATCAAAACTTTACACTCACATTATTATCGTGATGGAAAAGTTTATAAACTTAAGAATAATCTTGGACAAGGAAGAACTGAACTAACTGATGATTTAAAACGTGTTGAATTTTTTAGAAACAAACACTGGCAAGATTATTTTTACAACAGATTTATAAAAAACTTAGCTCCTGACATGTATTTAACAATTGTTGATTATCACATTTAAATAATAAGTGATTATTATGAAAAAACATGACAGATTATGGGAACTGCGTGTTGTTGATAGTGAAGGAATGTACACTGGAGAATTTATAGGAACCGATGTTGCTGTTGCAAACAGAGCAAATGATATAATAAAAAATGGACATGAAGCACAATTTAGTGAAATTAAAATAAACGAAAGAACAAACATTTTTTATTTAAGCGATAAATACGACCAAGAATTATATTGGGCAGAAGCAAAACTTAACAACAAAAAAACAACAAGCGACAGAAAAATATACGCATTCATAAATTTAGACCAAGTTTCCACATTTATTGAAGACATGAAACTCAAATCGGAAACTGTTAGAAAGTTGTCGCTACAAAAAAGTGCATTTGAATTATTAAAAAGCGGTTTGTATTAAATGGCTAGTAGAAAAGGAAACTCAAGAAGAGCACAACCTTATAAAGAGAGACTTAAATATAGACGCACTAATTTTAAAAACGTTAAAGGATGGAGAAAAACTGCGCAACCAAAAGTAATAAATGGTAGACATCAAGCAGATCCTAAGAACGAAATTGAACCTAGACATGACGGAAAACCTTACGATAGATCAAATCCAAAATATTTAAAAAAGCCAGTGGTATAAATGATTGTATGGAAAATTATCTTATATTCTCTTCTTGGAACATTACAATTTCTTATGTCAGCAACTATATTTATAGTATCAACACATAAATATGGATTAATAGCTGGTATTATGATAACAATAGCATTTTCTATTTTTTTGTTTGTACTTGGATTATTAAAACTTATAATGTTAATAGAAACAAGTGATAAAAATGGATAAATACAAAAAAGGATTATTTGTTTTATTAAAGGATTATGGGTGTGAAGTAATGCAACACATGAAATGCTATCGAAAAACCCATAAATATGATAACATTCAAATGGCAACAATATGTTACGAATATTACAAAATTATTTTAGAAATAATTCATTATGTAAGGAAGGAAAATGAAAAAAAAGATTAAAATAACAAAAAGTATGATACTAGGATTAATTCACAAATATAGAGACAAGATAAGAGATGGTCGATGTGGTGGTGTAGTAAGAAAGTCCACAGTTGACGCTTGTCTTAAAGCAGAAGGTTATACTAAAGATGATTGATGAAGAATTAAGGAAAAAATTACCAAATTGTCCACCTTGTCCTTATGATAATAAATACAATCCGGATAATTGGGATTGTTATAATTGTGGGTACATTGGTGTAGAAATGAGTTTTGATGAAGAACTCATGAAAAACATCCTTGAATTAAATAAGAACAGTATATTTGTTAAACCAAGTGAGTAAAATGGGCTTAGATATGTATTTAGACGCACAAAGAGGATTTTATGATTCACAATGGAATAAAGAAGAAACAGAAGAATCCAAAGTGTGTAAAAAAATAAGGGAAATAATTCCAGAAATATTCAAAAGCGGTAATCTTAACTACATTAAAATAAAATTTGAAGTTGGATATTGGAGAAAGGCAAACGCAATTCATGCTTGGTTTGTTGATAATGTCCAAGAAGGTGTAGATGATTGTAGAAATTATCGCGTCAGTAGAAACAAATTAAAAGAACTCTTAGCAATCTGCAAAGAGGTTTTAAAAGAATCAACACTTGTTAAAGGAACAGTGAAGGCTGGATGGAAAGGCAAAGCAGGAGGTGGATTAGAACCTATACTCGAAGACGGAGAAAAAATTGTGGACTCCAGCGTTGCTGAAGAAATCCTACCAACTGCAGATGGATTCTTTTTTGGTAGCACAGATTACGATGAATTTTATATTAGTGATGTTAAAGCAACAATTAAAATAATTGAAAAGGCTTTAACATTACCAATAGAATGGACTTTTTATTATAACTCAAGTTGGTAATTAAAATGACTGAATATTTAGCTTGTTATGAGTGTTGTGGTAACATAATTGAAGAAACAGAGATTATGTTTCCTTGTCTTAGGTTTAAGGGAAAAGATGTTGAATTCCCAGATGATTGTCCAAAAAAGGCAAGAGGGGTAGACATAAAAGAAACCCCTAGATGGAAAAACATTTCAAAAGAAGCATTTAATATATATTGGTTTATGAATAAACAATTTGGAACAAGAGTAAGATTTTTCGAGGAAGAAGAAAATGGCAAGAGGAAAGGGATTTAGTAGTCATGGAAGTTTAACAAAAGCAGGAAGAGTAAGATTTGAAGCAACCCCTGAAGTAAAAAGAACTGGTGTTAATTCAAGAAAAAAGAAAATACCAAGAGTAAGATACAGAGAACTTTACAACAAAAGAATTGTAAAAGAGAAATATGGAGGACAACCAAACAGCATTGGAGCAAATAAACAAAAAAGAGGAAACAAAAATGAGAGATCCAAAAAGAATAAAAAGAATTTGTAAGTTATTAGAAGAAAAGTGGTTAACAGTACCAGATCAAAGATTAGGTCAATTCTTACTTAATTATGTTTTTGGTAGAAATCCACATCATCCAAAATATGACAGTTATATATTTTTCCGTGAAGATGATATAACGGAGGAAATATTAGATGTATTGTTCGGAGAAGAATGGTATAAAGAAATTGAGAAAAGAAAGAACCCGACCATTTAAACCGACATTTAGAAAAAAATGGGTGCAAAAAAAATGGAAGAAGAATTACCGATGTTAGGGAATAACGAAGGACAATGTCCTAAGTGTGGAAGTACTAATATTCATTACACAATTGAAGATGAAAATGGGGCTGTCGCAATTTTATGGGATCAAAAAGTTGGTAGTTATTACGCTAAATTGAGATGTAAAGATTGTGGAGCACCTTTTAAATATTTTTACAATTTAATATTTACATATTCAAAATACAATTACGAATAATAAAAAAGGTTTTGTAAATGGAAAAAAAGGAAAAAGAACCAATAATGAAAATGAGTATGAAAAAATTGTCAGCATTACTAACAAAAATGTTAGCTGAGCAACAAATGCCTGAATTTGCCAAAGATCCGAACGTGTTTTTAAACACACTTGGTTCAAAATTAATGTCAGCAATAGTGGAATTTTGGGAATATGGAAGCAATGAAATTTTTCTTATCTTAATTCCTAAATATATTGAACAACTTAAAAAATACAGAGACGCATTGTACGAAGAAAGAGAGGAACAAATAAAAATAATAGAAGAATTAGCAAAATTGTCAGATATATCACCAATGGTTTTCATAGAACTAATATCATTCTTCTTATTAATACAAGACAACAGAGACAGAATGGGAGTTGTAAACATTAGAGATTTCAACGATAGGAAAGAACCTGGTGAATACCTAACAGATAGATTTATTTGTATGTTTAGAATTGCTGAAGAATACATTAAAGTCTATGATGGAAACCAAGACAATATGACAACCTTTTTAGATATTGCATGGAATGAAATTAGAGAGGAATTTGATGACTTATGAGAGTAGGTTGTTTTTTAGAAATAAACAAGACAAAAAAGAAGGCATATTTCTTTGGATTTGGAGAATATCTAGGAATGGAAATTCCAGATGAAAACGCTGGTGGTTTATGTCAAATAGGTAGATTATTAGGCAAACCAAATCCAAAAATTCTGCTTGATTCCGGCAAGATAATATGGGGTGGTGAATGCTGGTGGTCAGAAGAAGCAGAATGTATTGCGGAAATTGCAGAACTTGAAAATGCTGACTTTAATATTATTAATGTTGATATTGACGACATAAGAAAAAAATGGAATGAAGAATAAATGTCCGAAGAATACATAAAAATAGTGAGTCGCACACATCAGATCTTTCGAAGTCGGAGCATCAAATTCATCACAAACGGCGAAGTAGTCGACACCATTCCTGTTCCAGATGAGCAAATTGTATGTGACGCATGCAATGCAATGATTCTGGATCAGGAAATCAAGCTTTTGTGTTATATTGATGATGGAATTGAATATGTGTGGGGAGCAATTTGTGATAAATGTCACAAAAAATATCACTCAAAATTAAAAGTGGTGCATGATGAATAAAGGGTATATTATAATACACAAAAGTCCTCTTAAAGATGACATGGAAAAAATGAAAAGTAGAGATCCAGACCTTTACAAAATGATGGCTGATACATTTAAATGGAACTGTAATTCTTATCCTCAATCTTATGATATTCTTGTAAGAAGGTTTTCACGTAAACTTCAAAAAGAATTAGAATCAATGTTATATCAAGTTGATTGTCCAGTAGTACCTCGGTATTTAAGAAGACATCCATTTTATAAATATGTTGGTTCCGAAGATACTGGGCATGTTGATTTTATTAATGAAAGTGTTGGAAGATTAATAGGTAAATTAGAAAAGAATGGATTTAAAACAATAGTGGTTGAAGATGACTTATTCGACAAAATCCAAGCAAGAATTAAGAAACATCGCAAAGAAGATGTACAAAGGAGAAATATTAACAACACTCCAACTCAATGAAAGTGAAATTGATACTGTTTTTGGAATGATGAAATTATTTCACTGGGACAAAACAAGAGAAATAATGGAACACGGTCTTGGTTGTATCTATGGACACATGAAAGATGCCGCTCCAATGCATTGTAATGGGCTTCCTATGTTTTTTGCTTGGCAATTTCTTGATAAACCAGACACAAAAAAACTTATTAAAATTTATAACAAATTATTAAAAAAGATGCGTAAATATGACAAAGGAAAAAGATGTGGAGAAGTTTTTGGAGCAGCTGAGTGAAGAGGAACTTGAACAGATAGACAAAGGAGAATATGTAGGTAACGTATGCGATGATTGCATAGACGAAAAGCGTAAAAAAGTAAAACATGATTACAAAGCTGGAGATTATGTTAAATGTGAATTTGAATCCTCTGATGATAGAAATGAATACATGTGGGTTTTAATTGAGGAAATAGATGAAACAACCATCACTGGAAGATTAGACAATGATCCAGTCCTCGTACATCAAATAAAGTGCGGAGACACAGTAAAAATAAATAAGGATAAAATAGTACAAGTAATATATATGTAAGAGTTCACCATCCAGTCATTTTGGGGAACATACATCATGAGTTTCATTTTATAAGTGAAGAACAAAACACTTTTGCTAAACAAGAGATAGATGGGTTTGGGTTGCTACATACAAAGCCGTCTTCACTTATTATACATTTCCAGCAATCCAAACCATTATCTCAAACGGTATAATGTTACACGTTTCGTGTGCAAATGTAAGCGTTTAAAACAACGCAAGAGGTAAACCTAAATGAAAAATGTAAAAAATCAAGTAAGATATATTCAACAATATAACGAATTCAATCATTTAGTAAAATGTATTGAAAGTGCTCCAACTGGAGAAACATTTGGCATCCTATTAATAGGGCCTCCGGGCACTGGTAAAACTCTCTGTGCAATGGATTTAGCACGACATTATAATTCTAATTATATAGTTGTAGATGGAAGTCCACAAACAGACCGAAGAGATTTGGAAGGATGCTGGGAAATAGTTAAAGGAAATACAGTTTTTAATAAAGGGCCTCTTTACCAAGTAATAGAACAGGCAAACAATGAAGGAATAGCTTTCTTAGTTTTTAATGAACCAAACGCGGTAAATCCATCGGAACAAATTAGTTTTAATGCACTCATGACAGAGAATCATATTAACTTGCTTAGCAACGCTGGTAAAAGAATTGAAATTGAACCACATGCTAAACTTATTGTAATAGGAACTATCAATTTAAATGTTCTTGGAATAAATGATCTACAAGAAGCATTTGATGATAGGTTCCTTGTTAATTGGGAATTTGAATACCCAGCAAAAAAGAAAGAAGCAGAAATAATAAAAAAAATGGCTGGTTGTTCAAAATCTCTTGCTGAATTAATTTCTGAATTGGCATACCAATTGAGAGAAGCAGCAATGAAAGATTTTTCACTTAAAAAACCCTTTTCAACAAGACATGGTGTAAATTTTGCCAAAATGATTTGGGCAATGAAAAGGAAATACATAAGAGAAAACATCCGAACAATGATAGTTAGCAAAATAGCAAAAGAGAAAAGAGAAAAGGAATTCATTTCCCAAATTTTAGATGGATTGGACTTTAAGAAACGATTGTGGGATATATTAAAATGAGTGATCCAAAGTTATTAAACAAAACAACAAAAAAAGCGCTGAATGATGTAGCAAAAAGAATTTCTGGGAATAAAGAAATAACATTACGCTTTAGTGGAACTTATGATGTTACGGATGGTCAGAAAATTACCATACGAAGAGACGCAGAAAAAAACCTTCGACTAAGCCAAGGACTTGTGGCTCATGAAGCAGGTCATATTGGCTACGGGTCATTAGGAAACATTATTAAAGAACTAGTATTTCATTTAACAAACAAATATAAATTGGATGAAGAAACTGCTCGTTCTTTAATGAACATGGTTGAAGACGCAAGAGTAAATAAAATAAACAATAGAGTTTTCCCTGGTTTTTATCGTTCTCTTAGAGAATGGTTTTATATGAATGTGTTGCCAGAAATAAGACAACAATCTTTCCATCCATTGCTTCGTGATATAGGACTATATTTTGAGGATTTTGATTGGACATTTAATAATGCGGAACATAAATTAAATGACGAACAATTGGATTTAATTGAAACAGCAAAACTAATTTCTGATAAGTTTATTTCACCAGCATCATCTGTTTTTATTTGTAAATTACTTGCTGAATTGTTTAAGAAAAAACAAGAAGAAGAGGGTGGGAAAAAACAACGACCTTCTCCTTCTCCATCAGCAGACGCACGCACAGATCCATCAGCATCACAAAAAATCTATGACCCAAATTTTAAGAAATCACAGGAATATAAAGATGACTACAAATTCATGCAAGACATGAACAAAATGTTGGATGAAGAATTCAAAAAATTGATAGAACAATTGTTAAAATTAGAGGCTTGTGAAAACGAAGACAATAAAGAATGTGAAGGGTCTATACAACGCATGAGAGACTTTCTTGAAGAACAAGAAAGAAAATTAAGCAAGTACATACAAGAAGTTATGGTAACTAGAAGACCTTATAGAAAAATAGAAAGACGATATTATTGTAGGAAGGCTAGAGACTTAGAAAAATATCCACCAACAGCTCTTGAAATAATGAGTGAATATAAAAGGGAAATAGAAACATTAAAAAGATACTTAAATTTATTGGAAAAGAAGTCAGTTAAAAAACAAAAATTTGGTAGGTTAAATAACGACTGGATGAAAGCAATTGTAGGAGATTATGAAAAATGTTTCTCAAGAAAGAGGTACGAAAGATTACAAAGATTAACTCTCTTAATAGATATTTCTGGAAGTATGACTGGCCCAATGGATGAAGGCGATTATGAAAGATGTCACAAGGAATCAAGAAGACATCTTTCTAAATTATCAGTAGCAAAAATTTGTTCTGTTATTTTTGGTGAAATATTTAAAGACTTTTGTGATTTAAGAATTGTTCTTTTTACTGGTGTAAAAGATGTTGTTCATCATGTTATCAAGGATTTTAAAGACACGGTTCATCCACGCGATTATGATGAATTTGGATATGATCAAATGCAGGGAGAAAATTTAGATGGATTGTCTTTAATATACGAGGCAGAAAAAATAGGGAGCGATGGAATAATTATTATTGTTTCAGATGGATACCCAGCAGGAGATTATTATAGTCTTGGAGACGCTATTACAGATGTTAATAGAGCAAGAAAACTGTGTAAATTTATTTTTGCCTTTAGTATTAAGGCACGAGGAGATTATTTAACAGATATGTATGAGAAACATTTTATTATTGTTAAAGATAAAGAGGAATTTAGAGAAAAGCTTCTTAAATTTGGAAGAATTTTAATGGAGCAATATTTAAGATGAAATTCATTCATAAAGTATTTCTTACAGCAAGATCTAAAGAAGATGAAGAATGTATGGGTTGGAATGATCCAGACCCATCCTCAAAAGGAGACTGGGAAATTTGTATTTTTTTAGACAAATTTTATTTTAGGAAAAATATTAATCATATTAAATGCGCAAAAGAAATACAAAGAATATTTCTACTTGAGTTGGTTTGTTCTCTTAGTAGAGTAGAAAAATATTGGAAAGAAGAAAGGTGTAATGAATGCCCACCATGGAAAATAACAAAAAAAATTATGCAAAATATTACAATAAAATAAATAATGATTCGGAATTAATAAACATTTTGGAATTTATAACAAAGATGTTAGACAATAAGGATTTGTCTAAAGATCAATGGATGACAATAGTTGAATACATCCATTATAGAGCACTTAAAAATGAAAGTAGGAAATAATAATGACAGAAGAAGAGAAAAAAGACGAGTATGAAAAATACGCAAGTCAATTAGACTCAGAAAAATGTTGCGGAAGATATTTACATTTTGGTCATTTCATACAAGATTTTGAAAACGACAAAAATACGGCGCTGTCACAATTTCACTTTGAACTTTATAAATTTTATGCCACATTATTATGTAGCTATGCGGATTTTGAAGCATTTGACAAATTAAAGAAATTTTTAGTGGAAGCAATTGACTATGTTAAAAACAGGATAAATAAACTAGAAAGTAAACAATTACAAGGAATAGCAGATGACATTTTAAAATTCGCAAGAAAAAATTTTGATGAAATTAAGAAGAGATGGGGAAAGAAAAACCATGAATATTTCACATAGATTTAGATCTTTTTTAAGAAGCAAATACATTTGCCCAATGTGTGGTAACAAAGATTTTCCCGACTGGAAGGATAAAGATGGAGTCGAGTATTGTAGATGTGGTTATTGGAGAAAACTTAAAAAATCTCCAAAATAAACATAAAAGGTGTTACATTTTGGAAATAGCTAAGGAGTTCGAATTGTATAGGAAGTTTGAAGTTGTATTGTTTCGGTATTTCAAAATAGCTGAATTTGTAGAGAATTCAATTAAGTTTTCATTTAAAACAAAAGATGATATTTCTACAATATTAGATCCAAAAGGTTATGATAACGCTAAAAACAGAACACTAAAAGAAATTAACGACCAAAATATTTACATACCTTTTAATCCTTTTTACTTAGACAAAGACGACAAAGAATTTTTTACTATTATTTTTCCCAAAAAGTTTTGGGAAATAAAAGACACGGAACGAGAGAAAAGAGAAGCATTAAAAGAAATTTGGAGTCGTATACATGAAATAAAATGGTGGCTCGGAGTAACAAAAGACACCAGATTTTGTGGAATAAGAAAAGAAAGTAGATTAACAACAGTTTTAGAAAACTACTTGAAAAGTGGAATAAAGGAATTTAGGTATGATTTCGAGCATTCTGTTTTTAGAAACATTGATAAAGAGACAATTAGAAAATTTTTAAGGGTGATGAAAAATCGGAAAAGAAGAGAAGGAATCATCTCGATGTCTCAAAAAAGGCAAAGAACTACATACAGAAGCAGAAAAAACGGCAAAAGAGTTTCTTGAATGGAAACGAATTCAAGCAATGTTAAACGCCCATCAAGATGAAATAATAAACGAAAGATTAAGATCAATGGAAGAAACAATTAAGTGTAAACTTATACCTGTTGAAGAAATTAATGGTAGTACCGATGAACACCCATTAACATGGAGTCTTATACCTGAGTGGAAACATCAAGATCCGCTTACAGAATCAATAATGGGATTAAAATTAATGGAGGTAGAAAAAATGAAAAATATATGTCAATATTGTAAAAACAATAAAAATTGTAGTATAAAAAATGAAGGAATAAAAACATGTTCCGATTTTAATAGACAACAGGATTGTTGTATATGCGGTGCAATTAAAAGATCAAGTGAATTAATAATAAAAAGAACCGAAGAGGACTATCTATACGTTTGTAAGGAAGATGATTGTGCAAAAGAGTTCAAAAAACAATATACATATTGTTATGAATGCGAGCTTTATTTTCCCAAAAGTGAATTAAAGGTATGGAATGGAAAACTATTATGCGAAAGATGCACAAAATTTAGAGTAAAAGAATGTAAAAATTGTGGTGGAATCTTTGACAAAAGTGAAACAGTTAATTATGGCAATTATTATTATTGTCATTCTTGTTTTGACAACAACCAAGGAACATGTGCCGAATGTGGAATGGAAGAAGTGACATTTGAACTAACAATGTTAGAATGTGGAGAATTAATTTGTAGAGATTGCGAGAAAAAAAGAAGCCAATTAAAAATTGAAATTGAAAATGCATGGGAAAGAGTGGAGTATTATGAACATGCTGAACCATTTCCAGTTGAAGTAATAGAAAAAATGTTAAAAGATGTAAAAAAGAAGAAATTTGTTTTTCCATGCACATTCGATGATCAAGGAGAATTTTGTCCATTAACTTATGATGGTAAGAGAAAGGGAAGTTGTACATCATGCGACAGACCAGAAATTTACAAACTATTAAGAGAAAAGGACAAAGAATTTTACCCTAAAATGACTAAAATTTTAGAAGACGCATTGGAAGAGATGATATAATAAAAATGTACTTTAGGACAAAAAATTTTGGATTGCTTTTACAATTTAATGAAATTGGAAGAAACTTTACATTTTGGATAAAAATAGGAAAATATAGTATAATGACAACTTTATTTTTGAGGTAATTAAAATGCCGTTAATAAAATGTCCTATATGTGGAAACAAATCATTTATGCAAAAGAAAGGAAAAAACATATATTTTGGTTTTTGTAGAAAATGTACTTATCCAAATCATTCTGGAGTACAAATAATTAATTCTACGGGTATAGCAATGGAGTATGAAATTCTAATGGAGTTGTTTGATAAAGATGCCGTTTACTAATGAAAGATATTTTTACCAGCAATGGATGAACATGATCAATTCAATAGATTGCTTAACAAAAGCAGTTAATAAATTGGTGGAAAAAATTGGGGAAAGGGAAGAAGAAAAAGAAATTCGGAAGAACGAGAAGCAAGAAAGCGTTCAACAGAAGAAGAAAAAAGACTAAGAAATACAAATCTTCTGGTTGGAAGCTAAAATACCCTGAAATTTTTGAGGAAATAAGTTATTATCCTTATATTGTTAGGAGGGATAGGGAGGAGAAAAACAAATGAAAGCAAGTTGGTTATTTTTTATAGTGTTAATAATAACAAGACAAGTTCTTATGTTTATGTTGGGTTTTGGAGTAATTACATGGGAAGAGTTTTGTTTTTATATATTATCTGATACAATATATTTAGGACTAATTATGATATTTTTAGCAATAAAGGAGGGACAAGAATGATTCTACATAATCTTAAATTAAGAATAAAGTACACTTTCTTATGTTATATGTGTGACAGATTTGTGCTTTTTAGAAAACATGAAAAGTGTTCTGCCCCTTGGATACCAAAATTTAAAGTATGTAAGAGGTGTCTTGAAGATGATGGATGAAGAAGGAAAAGCAATAGTAACATACGACCATTTTTATGAATATTGTATGAAATTTAAAGATACAATTTACGTTAGAGAACAAATTGATGGAAGGTGGAAATCAGTTGCTCTTGGAGAACTCTCACTAGATCTACAATTAAAATGGATAAGATGTTGGTGGGATAGAGGACATCTTCCATATAGAATACTAGAATAATATGCCCGTGCACAGTAGCGCTATTGAACAAATGGTAATGAATTAATGGGAAATTCGCAGGTGCAAATCCTGCCACGGGCTTTAAAATTTTGGAGGCAAAAAAATGAAGGCATATAAAATAGCAGCATTTTTCCTAACAGCTCTTATAATCATAGGAATAATCATAGGATTTGTGATTTTGTTTACATTTCTATTCTATTTATTATTCTTAGGGTTTAGAAGTTTGTTAAAACAATATGGAGTAAGAAATGAATCAGCAACAATAGTTTCATTTATTTGTACTATTTTCATAATGTTTTTTTCAATAAGGGGAATTGCAGAAGGAATTAAAAAGAGGGAATAAAATGTTTAACGAAAAAGAAATAGAAATGGATTTGTTACTCTTTACTCTTTTCCCTAAAGAACAATTGGATCATTTGTTTGATTTTATACCAATGCTTCATAGAGATGTGATTAATGAAAAAGTTCCAAAAGAAATAAGAGAACTTTTCCATATTACAGATATAGAAAAATGGGCTTATGATTCTGTAAATGAGTTAGATGAGTGGTTAAAAACACTCGACGATGAATACATTGAAAATCTGACTCTTGACGAAATTGTTAAAAAGGAAAATCTTTTACAATTCCTTGATTACAGAATTTTTATAATCAAACAATCTGGATTGTATGATAATGAGGAAATTTGTGACATTTTAAAAAATGGTTTAACAGATTGTCTAAAAAAGATGGAACAGACTTTAAAAATCAATTTCGCACCGACACCAGATAAATCTGATTAAATCTGATTTGTTGAAAAATGCGATTTATGTTTAATTTTATCTTTTTAAAATTCTAAAAAACATTGATGCTTTTTAAATTCGTCGCACCCCCCCAGTATTATGGGAATGCGACAAATTTGAAATTAATTTCATGTTTTTAAAAATATAAAAATAATAATTGTTAACACATGCTGGTTTGCAACTTTTGTGGATGTCCAATCGAAACAGAAAAGGAAGATTTTTATTACTGCCCGATTTGTGACACAGAAAGGTATTTTTCTAATGATAGCGACGAACAAAGAAGAGATAGGCATTAAGCCTATGGATTTTTATTCCATCGCACATATATTGATGGGAATGATTGCACACATCGTTGGAACAACATTTGCTTTACTTTTCGTTCCCCCTTATCCTGCAAATTTAATAGGGATTATATCAGCAATCGTATTTTCTCTTATGTGGGAAATTTTTGAGAACAATATTTTAATAAAAACAAAATACAAAAATTTATTTACACCAGAAAGAAAAGGACGAAAAGATTCTTTAAACAATTCATTAACAGATGAAGTATTCGTAGTATTAGGAACAACAATAGAATTTTGTTTATATTTAACAGGTAGTGTAGAGATTGTTTTTTATGCAAATCTCGGTATAATAAATGGGCTTTTGTGGCTATTTTATTACTTAAGAAAGAGAACAATAGATGGTTCAAGTTAAAATTCGTTGTGGAGAATTTTATGATTTTAACATCATAAAAGAAATTACAGATAAAGGTAATGGAGTAATAGAAATAAGAGGTAATTTTAAACCAAGAGGTAGGTACAAATCAGTAAGAATATGGAAACAAACAATAGTTAATTGGGATGAACTAACAGAAATTTTCAAAATACGAGATGAACCTTATTTTTGTCTAAAGTGTAAAAGAACACATCTTAGTGGAGACAAATTTTATGAGCATCAAGAATATAGAGGCAAGAAAGAAGATCTTATACCTCATGACAGAATCCTTAAAGCTGATTTAACAAAGTTAGGAGAAATTGGAAAAAGACAATTACAAAGGTTATTAAATAGGATGGATTTAAATCCCGGAAAATCTGATTTGTATAGATATGAAATAAACAAATTAATCTTATATGAAGGAATAAATGACGAGGAAATATTTTAATGAGAATTAAAATTGGAAAATGTCATATTTTATGTACGGAAGAATGTCCTGTCCTTTCTAAGAAGGCAAGTTATTTTTTGTTAAAACATTTAAATTTGTTACCTAAAAAACGTAAAAAGAAATGGGATAAATGGGACAAAGAACAAGAAAAATTAAATGAAATGGTAAAAGAAAAATGTTCAAAAGATTTATAGAAAAATTGATTTGGAAGTATATTGGAAAACATGAAGATTTCCAAAGTGAAATTTTAACAATCTTAACAGATGATTGTCCTTATTATGAAGTATGTGGAGAGGATTATTTGGAGAATGTAGGACAAGATTATTATGACTCAAGAGGAGACCCGTACGATTAAGGAATTAGATGGAGAAAGTTTATGGTGGGGATTTTTAGTTGGATACGCAATGGGTTTTATAATAACACTTATAACGATTATGTTAATATTACCATATAGTATATTATTCAAGTGATTATAATGCCATGTGAATATATAGATAGTTGTGAGTTTTCCAAACTGAACCCTCGTATTTGTGAACTGTCTAAATTGGCTTGTTCAGAATACCATTGGAAAAGCTTAAATCCTATCGAAAGACTACAAAAAATCAAAGACAAAGAACATGAGTCCTTATATACGAAAGGATGAAAGAAAAGCGTATGACAATCTTGTTACAGAAATAGAAAAAAATCTTGCCTCTGTTGTAAGAGAAAATTTTTCTGGTCATCTGAATTACGTTATTACAAAACTAATATCAGAAATTATTTACAGATGGCCCCAAAATTACGACTTTTTTAATACAATAGTCGGTGTTTTGGATAATGTAAAAGATGAGTTCAAAAGACGCATTCTAAATCCTTATGAAGATTACAAAATTAAAGAAAACGGAGATGTATATTAAAAAATGAAAAAACAAGAAAAAACGATAGTAGAACTGATTACCCTTCCTCCAGCCCCTGATAATGGAGTTAGACATAATCATTACGGACTTGGAAGAGAAATCAGTAAAATAAAAACATTTTTAGAAGAAATCCAAACTGATCTTACGACAATCAAACTTTTGTTTGGAATGAAAAAGTTTAATATTGCTCGTAGAGATGTTAAAAGGTCTCAAAAATTGTTAGAACAAAGCGTTAGAAATTACCAAAAAAGTGTTAAGTTGCTAACGGCTATACAACCATTACGATAATGAAAATTTATTGTGACGGAGGAGCAAAACCAAATCCCGGTGATGGTGGGATTGGTTTTATAGCTCTCAAAGACGACAAAATCGTTTTGGAAGGATACCAATATATGGGAGAAAATCTAACAAACAACCAATGCGAATTCATCGCGGCAATTAATTCTCTAACACATGCTTCTCTTGTGTTTGGAGCAAAACAAGTTGAATTATATGTAGACTCTGAATTGGTTTATTGTTCGGTTCTTCCAGTTCTACATCCAAAACATAAAAACATAAGAAGTAAAAAATTAAAACCATTACACAAAACTCTACTAAGCGTCATGGAACTCTTTGAAAAGATCGATGTCTTTCATATAAGTAGAAATGAGAATACAATAGCCGATAAACTCTGTTATCATGCTATAAACACAAAGACATCAAGGATAACACAGATTGAGCCGACAGACTCGTAATGCATGGATTATATGGGGATGTATGTGGGTATTACTAATAATATATTTAATAATAAGATACGTAATGGAAAATGCGCTGGTGTCCTGAGTGTAAGGAAAGATCCGCTAAATTTGAAGTATGCACTAATTGCGGGTTAGTGTTTGAAGACAAACCTATTGATTATCGTCCATCACGTAGAGATTTAGACAACCCTGAAACAAAAACACATAATATGGAAACATCCCAGTTTTTAAAAAATTTAAAAACACAAACGAGAATAAATCTACGGGAGGTAAAAAATTCCGATTTAAAAAGAGCAATGAAAAAATTCTATTACAACTGGAGAGAAAAAAGAGGTTATGAAATTAAGAAGGAAATGAAAAGAATTTGCTCATTGCTTGGATTAACTAAGGATTTTTATGCCTCTTGTATTTATTCTTATTTTAAAATCTGTAAGTTTAATGAGAAAGCGGATGTTAATATTTTCAGGGGTGGAGGAAAAGTCTCTTTAGAAGTGATTGCTCAAGGTATTATTTATTTGGAAATTAAAAAACAACAATTGCCTTTCACGTTATACGATTTCGAAAAAATTGAATGTGAAACTAAAAAAGTTTCCGATTACTACACACGATTAATAAAGGAAATGAATATCAAAATCAAACAAATACATCCAAGAATTTTTATCGAAAGAATAATAGGTACATTAGAAATTACAATAAGAGAAAAGAGTTTTCTTACTTTATGTAGTAAAACTTTTCTTGAAAATATTATGGAAATAGAAGAAGAAAGCAATTCCATAACACGTTTTAGAAATCCTATTATTACTGCCGCTGTGTGTGTCTATTTATTGTCAAATAAAATATTTAAAATCACACAAAAGAAGATTTGTGAAATTGCTGGATGTGATATTAGAACTCTTAGGAAAAGAATAAATGAAATAAAAGAAACAATACAATCTAATATACAATTATTCGGCTATGGTGAGGAAGATTTTGAAAAAGCATTAGAATGGGATATGTTCTCACCATTTGTAAATAATATGAAAGAGAATTGTGAATTTGATGAGTTATTAATAAAAGGATTAATTCATCCTGAATATAGAATGGAGTTATTAAAAACAAAAGAAAAATTTAAGGCTGTTTTTTATGACACTACCGAAAAGCATTGAAAAGTTTTTAGTAAAATTTTGGAATTACAATAAGGAAGATCTTAAAGAACAATTGTTGGAAGAAGACCATTACATTGTTTGGTATTGTGGAATAGATCATATTGTTGATAGAAACAAAACACCAGACAATGTAATAATACATACAGAATTTGCTCAATACAATTTTGATTTTTCTTATAAAAAATCTGAGCATGTAGTAATAAGATTTAATGATGAAGTCCAATTTTTTTATTACATTTTATCTGATTTTATAGAAAAATACTATGAAGGGAAACCATTTGAAATGAGAGTAATTCAAATCCCTGATGGAATGTATTATCTTGAATTTAAATTGGATGAAAAATATTCGTTTGTATTTCAACAACTTATGATCTTAACAGATGAAGAAAAAGAAGAAGTAGAAAAATTTACATACATGAAACTGACGGAACAAAAGGAAATTGAATTTGACAAAATATTCAAAAGCATAAATATAAGTAGTGATATGATATTATGATTAGGAAATTAATATACAAGATTCTAACTACAATTATTAATGTTCTTATAGATATAAGAGAAATTGTAGATAAATCTGCGTATATAACATTTGCACAGGTTTTAAAAAAAGAAGGTATTGATATATGTCCTCATTGTGATGGGGAAGGAGTTATACCTTTAAATAATAAAAAAAGTGATTAAAATGAAGTATTGTGATTGTGATTATTGGTTTACTGGAATAGCGTATATTTGTTTAATGGAAGGAATGGCTTTATCAAAACAAATTGCGTATACAGGTAAAAGATTTGATTATTGTCCTTGGTGTGGTAAAAAACTAAAGGACGATGAAGAAACATACATAGGAGCATTAATATGAGTAAAGAAAAATGTAATTTTTGTAATGAGTTAATAAAAGACGGAGATACAGTAATAGGTGGATGTGATAAAGGTGGAGGAAACATGACAGAATATCATTTAGATTGTTATGAGTTCGTTGTTATGAACATGGGTGACAAACAAGCAATTGAAACATTCCTAAGATGGAAACCAGAATTTGAAAACCGAAGATGGTACAAAGGATGTATTTGTACAGTTGAAGAATATAAACAATTCAAAAAAGAAGAGGAAGAGTTGTTAAAACATTTAAGAAAGGGGTTAGATGATGGCGAAGATTAAACATAATATGTTTGACTCGTGTAGGGGCTGTAAGTATTTAAGAAACTATTATTGTTATAAATGGGATCTTCCAAGAAGTAATAAAAATGCCGCTTGCCAAAAAAAGAAATTGAGGTAAATAAAATGAGATTATCAAACGAGATTCTATATTTTGCCAGTATGAAGATAGGGTTTTTTGTTTTTGGAACAGAAAACATGGTTGAGGCAATGGATAAAGTAAAAGAACAAATTGTAAGTATAAAAGAAGGTGCTTTAGCTCAACCAATTGGATTCATGGACTTAAGTATAGAACAAGTAAAAGATGACAGAAAATGAATAAGGAAAAACTGAAAACTGAAATTTGTAGACTAATTGATTCTCTTATTTACATTCCATTTAAACAAATGGGAATTTTTAAAGGTACAGATTTCGGTTATAAAAAGGAATTATTGAAACTCTTAATTTGTGAGGAGATAGATAAATATGAGTAGAGAACCATTTTGTCCGGAATGTGGTGTATTTATGTTTTGTAAGAAAAACGGAGTTTTGGTTTACAAAGAAAAGGATTATATTTACCACGCAGATTTATGGGAATGTAAGGAATGTAGAAAACAAATAATAACTGGTTTTGGAGATTCTCCAATGCATTGGTATTGGACTAATCCAGTATTGTTTGAAGAAAAACTAGAGGCAACAATATTTAAATACAAAGTTAGTGATTAAGAAATGAAATACATGAAATTTTATAGTAAATTTAAAAAAAATAAATACACGACAATTCGTAGATATAAAAAAGGAAATGCGGGAGATATTGTGTTAGAACAATATCCTAATGGATTCCATTATGCAAGAATTAAGGATGTAGTAAGAGAAACACTTGAGAGATTACCTACAAAATTCTTATTAGATGACACTGATTGTAAAACAAGAGATGATGCCTATTATTTTATACAATGTTTTTATAAAAAACCTATTGATCCTTACAACGAAAAGTTATATATTTACTTTATGGAAAAAATAGAAGGGGATTGTATTGAAGGAATTACTTAAACTATGGGATATATTTAATTGGTATCCATGGTACAGCGGTTCGGATATGAGAGAATGTGAATGTGAATTTAAAGAAGCATTATGGAATCTTAAACACAAAATAGATCTTCTTATAAAGGAAAACAAAGAATTAAGAGAATTAGTTCAACCTAGAAAATTAACAAAAAAAGATAAGAAACGTATATTAAAAAAGTTTTTTGAAGAAGAAATGTTATTTGACCAATGGATATAAAATGTCAGAACATAAATGTTATTGTATCTGTCCGCCAGATACAAAAGAGAAAGGGATTGTAATAAGTGAATTTTGTCATAGTAATTGGAGGTTTTGTCATTATGTTAAAAAGAAAGGTAAAAATCTCCAAGACATGAAACGTCTTTCTTAATGCTGAAATCGGTTGAGCAAGCCAAGCCCGAATCCGAATGGGATCCCAATTCGGAGATGCGAAGTGTGTGAGTCTCAGAGACGACCGTCAGCAAAATTAAATGTGGAAATTGGTGGGAATCCGTACTGGTGCCTACGGTGGAAGTCCGTATGAGAGTAGCTACCTCACCACCAACCATAAGATTAAAATGTCAGAAGAAAATAAAAAGATATGTGAGGAATGTGCTGGACGTGGTTATCCTGCTTCTGATTATTGTGAAGGATGCCCGTTAAGAAAATATAGAGAGTGAAAAAAATATGTTAGAAAAGAAGTCAGAGCGTCTTTGTCCATTATGTTTCGGAGAAAAATTAGGAGACATAAATGAAATTGAGGATGAAGTAAAAAGGTATCATGAATTACAAGAACTTATTAACGAATTATTAGAAAAACAAATATTTGCGTTTGTATCTGATCTGAGGTTAATAGATTTTACAATACATGAATGCTGGGATAGTAAAGATAAATTAAATGAGTTCATAGAACTACAAAAGTGGATAAGAGAACGAATAATAGAATGGGAACAAGGAGAAATAAATTTTGAATGTGAAAAATTTGAATCAACGTTTGTTGAAGGTTATGATGAAAAATGTTATTGTAAAACAGAAGCAAAGAAAAATATTAGTACATTATTAGGTTCTCTTAGGGATACTTGTCCTCAATGTGTTTTTGCGGCTATAAAAGTATTAAAGGAATGTATGAGCACAGGTCATAGACGAAGGTATAAAGAATTATTAGATAAATATGGTGATTAAAATGATTACATTTGATTGGATATTTGATGTTTTAGATGTTGCAATGTGTTTCTTATGTAAAGAAAGATTTGAAGAAAATGATATTGTTGGTGAGTTTTTTGGTGGATTAGCTCATTGGGAATGTCTTGATAAAAAGTTTGAAGAAAACA